AGCAGGATGGGGAGCAGCAAGGGCAGCAGAAGCAGCAGCAGAAGCAGCATGGGAAGCAGCAGGGGCAGCAGCAGGGGCAGCAGCAGGGGCAGCAGAAGCAGCGGGGACAGCAGCATGGGCAGCAGCAGAAGCAGCATGGGAAGCAGCAGGGGCAGCAGCAGGGGCAGCAGCATGGGCAGCAGCATGGGAAGAAATCCGCGACGGTGTACTAGCCGCCATATCCCCAGATTTTAAGTGAGGTAATTATGACAGAAGAACTTAAGCACAGCCCATTGCCGTGGGTCGTCGGGCAGCATCCAGCCATGACAAGAGGATGGATAATCAACCCAGTTTTATTTGGCAACAAAATAATCCGTTTGCCAGAATGTGAAGGTGGTCATGTTGCACTGAAGAGTAAAGCAGACGCTGAACTAATCGTCAAAGCGGTCAACTCCCACGCCGCGCTCGTGGAGGCGCTGGAAGAAGCACTGAATGGCCTGCGCAACACAAAGGTTGCTCTTGAGTGCGCCCTAATCCGCGAGGGCAATCAAATTAATGCCGTCAAGATTGCTACCAAAAGAATGAATGCCGAGATTCATGCCAGGGAATTGGCTGAAGACGCTCTTGCTGAGAGTGAAGCTAAAATTGCTGCTCTTGTTGAAGCGCTTGAAGTAGCTGGTGTCGCCTTAGAATGTTCAGAGCCAAAGATGGCTCATTACAACGAGCCGATGGCGAGACATATTACTGCGAGATCGGCAGTTAAATCCGCCATCACCCAAGCAGAAAAGGCGCTGAAAGATGCAAAGTAATTTAAAGGTCGGAGAGTTTTATAAGACGGCGGGCGGCGATAAGTTGTTATGGGTAGGAGTAGATTTAGACCGTGATTACGTTGGTATTTTTTACAATTTGGACGGAATTGCAGAAGTCTGCTATCGTTCAGGAGAATTCGATTTTGAGATCATCGGCCCATGGGAAGAACCCGAAGCCGAAACTCCCGCTCAAAAAGATGCGCGAGAAGGTCAAGAATTGCTCAAAATGGGTGGCGGCAAAGCAACTGAAAAGTCTACCACCCCATCCGTGACACCGGACGCGCAACGCTTCTGGGATCAGGTGTTTTGTGCGGCGTTGCAGGGAGTTCTAAGCTCATCCAACTTCAACCATAGCTGTGAGCCAAAGGAATGGTCAGCTGAAAGGGCAATGGCCTTCGCAGACGCAGCCCTTGCCAAGCGCAGAGAGAGGTTCGGAGGATGAGTAAAATATCAGAGAATATATCGAAATATATTAGCAAGCGAAGGCGCGAATTAGGCCTATCTCTGGATCAGGTAGCTAAGAGGATGAAGTGCTCAAAGTCCCATGTGTGGGAAATTGAAAAAGGAATGTCAACTAACCCGACAATAGCTACAGCTCTTTCACTTTGCGGAGCACTCCAATGCAGCCTAAATGATTTGCTTGGGCAGGAATTTACAACAGATATAGATGATCCTGACGCAGCCAAGGAAACCGCCCGCCGCCATCAGCTTGAGCAAGTCAGGGCGATATTAGAAGATAGCGGGATGATACATTTACAGGCTTGGAAGTTTGAGTTTGATAATGCTTGTAATAGAATGAAAAGAACATTGAAAAGATGCGAAACAATAATGGGAGGACTTAACCAATGACAGAACTTGAACAGTTGGAAGAAGCGATAAATGACATAAGATTAATGCAGGCTTACTATTCAAAAAAGCAGAAGATGAGAAAATCAATTGACTTAGTTATAAAAGCCGCCCGCGCTCATCTGGAAGCGTCGAAGCAGGAGCCTGTAGGGTGGTCTTTAATATTTAACAAAAATATAGGTATTAATCATTGCACATCTTTCAAAGAAAAGAAAGACGCGCAAGAATATGCTAACGGATGCGCTCCTGACATTCCTAAAATCGTCCCTATTTACGCTGCCCCTCCAGCAACGTCAGAGGTAAAATCTCCTGAAATACTAGCAAAGGATTTAGAATGGTTAAAATACCAAAAGAAAGAGGGGCATTGCGATGAAGGTATGCTTGAGTCCCAACAACGTTTTACACACAACGCAAGAATTGACCGCATTATTGCCGCTTCCAGCGAACTGCCAGCCACACCTGATGAACTCCACGTTGCCTACGCCCAAGGCTACCTTCTGGATGGTGCAGGGTGAGGACTACCCTCGAGGAGAGTCTCAATCCTCGTGAGTCTGTCACCCATCTTCACACTAGCCTCGAGGAACACACTGGACATCTTGTCGACCTTGGAGCCAATAGCGTCCATCTGCTTGGATACATTCTGGGAGGACTGATCCACACTGATCTCCACCCGACTGAGTCTGTATGACATGTTGTCAATCGGTGTGATCTTCTGCTCTATGGTGGCTATCTTACCCTCCACCTCCTTGCCACGCTCTCCGTGGAACAGTATGTGTGATGCCTGAAACTTCTCCAGGGCGTCTATCCTGTTTATCTGGTTTATCTCAGAGGCAACCACACCAATGAGTATTGTCACTATAGTTATGACTGGACCAAGATTGGACTTCATCCACTCAAAGAAAGTCTGCTGAATGGTACTCATGTCAGTCCTCGCGGGCAGCGGGGAGGGGGTTGTGGTGAGAGGCTGCTCCTGAGGAGTTCAGACAGGACATGGGATCAGGTGAGCTGGTGCATATGTCGGAGACCACCTGGGCTATCCTCACCCTGACGGACACTCCGTCACCACAGGGAACACTGAGCCTCTCCAGGGTGATCGCTGTCCTGGTGACGGCTGAGTTGTATCCGCTGATGTAGGACGACCTGTATAGATGACGAGAAACGACAGAGAGTGTGAGGACAGCAGCCGTCACCAGGACAACGATCACGTATGGTCTCGACTGCCTCCATGTCATACTATCACCTCTGGGTTCTCTACTCCAAGATCGCTGGCAATCTCTCTAGTCCTCCGAGCAGCCCACACTCTGTAGAGCGAGCCAGCAGCAGCAGCAGCCACACCGACAAGAGTGAGGCCAGTAACTATGTAGCCAACAGAAGGAAGAGCACTCACAAGAGGCCTCAGGGTGTCAGTTGCCTCGGCTATCGCAAGACCCAGAGGAGAGGCCGTGAGGAGAGTTGTCCCCACCCCTATCGCTATGTCCCCCGGAGCACGGGCTGGAGAGGGTACTGCATCCTTCGAGGCTGCCTTCGAGTGTGCCTCCTCTACCCTACTAGATGGCGTAATCTCCCTTCCTCCAGCGAGCTCCAGAGCTAATCTCCTAACTTCTTCTACTCTACGTGTCCAACCCTTACCATAAGTTTTCCAAGTAGGAAGACGTTTCATCATGGTTAGTCTTTGATCGCACACAGAATTAATAATATCAGCTATATTACGACTAGCATACACGGCAGCAACAGTCCTCTCCCCGATTACGCCATCAGGATTTGATCCTACTGCTCTTTGTAACCACTTAGCTGCTTGTGCTGGGCCAGAGTGTACAGCTGCATCAAAGACCACATAATCGACGCCATCGGGGAGGGAGGTGGATTGGGTTTTGTTCCAGTATTGTATTTGATATATCTCGTCTCTTTCTGCGTCGGTTAAAGTAAATACGTCCCTATGTTGTTGGTGTCTTACACTTAAGTAAGCATCAAATGTTCTCTGGGTTACGCCTTGATTTGTACGCCCTCCTGGGTCTCTAGGATCGTCCACCTTACCACCTTCGTGGACTAAAACTAATTTTAATAATCTGTTGAAATTTTCTTTCATGGTTTTTCTCCTTAATCCATAGGGAATGAGTTGTCAATTATATTAATTTCAACTTTACCTGAAAACTCTCCTTCATCTGTTGTAACTGTTTCTTTATTAGTGTCAACAGATATCCAATCTTCGATCAATTTGTCATCTAAGTAGACCTCTATCTGTTTGTCTAAACCCTCCAGTTTAGACAATTCTATAAATCCTACCTGTGTTTCGTCTTTAGATAGTATCATGGGTTTTTCCTTAAACACCAGCTGTTATACAGGCTATCCAAGCTGACTCTAATTCAGCCATTTGTTCTGTAGCTATACCCTCATAATGTAATCCATCTGTTATTGTCGTTTTCTTTTGCCCTGTTATTGGGTCTGTAGTTGGTGTTGGAAATGGCCAACCATCGTCAGGAGATATGTGAGCATATCCAGGTAAAACATAACAATTAGAGTCTGCGATATCTTCTAATGTTTCAAAATGTGTCTTGATGTTAATAGTTTGTCTCTGTATCCAAAAAGCATCACCTGATGGTGTTCTTGGTTGTTGGTTAATAGAGAACGCAATAGGTAGTATTGGGTGTGTGGCTCTTATTCTAGCTACTAGACAACGAATACCTGCATCAACAGAAGCAGCACCATCAACTGGACCGAGTTGATTAAAATCATTAGTACCAAGATTGATGATGATGTGTGTTGGTGTATTTAAACTGAATCTAGTTAGATAGAAAGAAAGATCAAAAATATATCCGCCAAAAATATATTCAGATGGATCTCCTCCAGTTGATGCTCTAAGGAAGGGGTTATATTCTCTCTTAGATGCTGTACTTAAAGCAAGATATGTTGATTCATTACCAGGAGTTATTGGTGCTGTTCTACTTTGATCTTCCCCAGTATACTCATCATATCTTCTAGATGACCTACCTTCTGCCTTAGTTGTACCAGATTCCCCAGTTTCTACAACATCAACTGTACCAACAGGAACAACAGTCATACTTAAAGATGTTAACTTTCTCACCATTGCCGCAGTACGACCGCTTATTTCTGTTATACTGTCTCCGATATAAAGAGGTCTTACAGTTTGACCACTTAAACTTGCTGCAGGAGCAATATGTACACCAATATCTTTATAGTATCTGTCTGCTTTAGCGGAAGACAATGTTCTACGAGCCAACACACGGATAGAAGAACCCAAACGAGAAGGAGACAGTTCTACAGAACTGTCTCCTCTTACATCTGCAAAAGGATACCTATCAGATCCTTTTCTGGTAGATAACGCAAACCTTAGTGTATCACCTTCTTGTCTTTGTTCTACAATACATGTTGGATAAAAAGATCTATTTCTATTCTCAATCATCCACATGTCATCAGGATACAATAGGCTCGGTTCTGGAGAAACTTCTGTTGATCCAATAACATTCATTAATTTCTTATCAACAGATTGATCTGCTGTAGGATAATCACCTCTTCTTACCCAAGATCTAGATGATGAACCATAACCAATCTGTAACCCACAGACTATTACATTAACAGAACCACCAGAAACACTACCAACCCAAATACCTGTATAAAGTGTTGTGGATGGCATTTTAGCCCAACCACAAAAAATGGCAGCTCTAGCAGAAAGAGTTTTTTCTCTCACTAAAGAGAAAGAAGAGTTACCAGAGAGTGTTGGTGTTGTAAAAAATCCAGTCACAGAACCAAAACTATTATCTGTATCTGTCTGAACATAAATACGTACAAATGCCCATCTACCAGGAGCATTATCAGATAATAACACACCATAATGGTTAAATGAACCAGTTGGACTAGCATAACCCTTAGTAAAACCCAATGCAAGTAAATTTGATTCTGTTATATCAGACAAAACATTTGTCGGTATTTTTATATCACACAATTCAGGATTAGATTTACCAGTCACAGCTTGGTTTCTAATAGTACCACCAGTAACCTCCCCGACAACATCTACACCAGATAATGGTATATAGCTACCATTAAAAGATCTTAAGATTGGTGTAACAGCTGCTGATTGTGGGTTTCTTGGATAACCTGTAACTACCCATGGATCTAAATTATTTAAGAAATTAGCATGATTCCAACATAATTGTTTTCCTGATCCATCTGATGTAAATGCCATTTCTTTATAAAATATTCTATCTGTAAAATTAGCAACAGAATCAGATCCCACAAAACCATCAGGAACGAATACAGTAGCGTTATCAACAACAATAGGATAATTCAAATATACTGTCTTTTCTACACCCTCTAGATCCTGATACCTGACGTTTGAAAACTGTACTACACCAGAAGAAAATGTTAAAACAGGTATGTATCTCTCTGATCGGGAGAGGGAGGTGGATCCATATGCTTGTAACTTAAATGGAGAAACGTTGTCTTCTGTGTCAATATATAAAGCATAGAGTGTCGCTCCTGCTGGATATTGTATCTCTGTTTTACCAGGATAACGTGTGCTTTCTGTACCAGCGTTTGTTATAGAATACTCTACACCATCCCTCTTATAATAATAATTTCTTGGTAAATAAATTGTACGTACTTGACCCAGTATACCATTTTGATCAAATTCAACTACACCAAAGAAACCCCAAGTTATTACCTGTTCAGTATTAGCCACATCAGCAGCAGATAATGTGGTAACGAACTCCCATTCTGTTGAACCTCTTACATATATTTTAAGTTTATCAACATCAGAGGATACGATAAGAGCATATTGTCCTGGATCTTGGTTATCGAAATCGTCTTCCATATCCAAAACTGATGGGTATATTACCATATCACCTATAGATAACCCAGATAATATTTGCGATATTTGATCGTCAATTAGAGAAAATAAATCTCTGGTCTCTGCCTTGTCAGGCTCATGTGCTCCACTCGATGGTACTCCCTGTGTCTCCCAGTCCCTGAAGACGCTGGATGCAATGTCTGATATCTGTCCCATTGTACTACCTTAGTGCAACCAGACCAACGGTCATGGTACCTGTGAATCCTACTGCGAGAGCTGGCTCTGCTATCGTTACTGTAACTCTGTCTGTGGCTGTGGGTACTGCACGAACAAGACGAAAACCAGAGGGTGCACTCTTTACGTATGGAAGAATAGTGTCAGTAGTGAGTGCACCAGTGCAGACCAGCTCGTATGACCTGTCTCCTGCCAACACGATCGAGAGAATAGAACTATAACTCTTGACAACATCAGGAAGAATCTTGAGACTCCTTGCTGATCCGCTGAGGGCAGTCATCTTAGTGTTGACCAGCTCCTGAAGAGAGGTGATGCTGTCTCCGAGAGACACTACGCTTAAGTTTAGCTGAATTAGCGCTGTCTGTATAGCCCCTATCTTCTGTTCGTCACTCAGCTGAGATGAACTGAGAATACTGATCTTCTCAGACAACTTCATAAGCTGAGACATAATCCTGGAGTTCCTGCTGCTCTCCATCCCAGTGTAGTCCCTGAAGTCACCAACAACCATATCTTCCTCCCTCAGGCAGCACCAACTGCAGACATGTAGGTGTACAGAGCATCATACAGAGCATCTGCCTCTCCTGCAGTGAGTGACCCACCAGTATGTGCAGCGGCTATCTGTCTGTCTGTGTATGTTGTCGACATCCTGCCAACGTGAGTGCTGGAGTTCGTGAGACCAGATGAGGCCACACTATCACTGAACACCTGAACGCCATTCTTAAAGACCTGCCTCGCGGTGGCTCCACTCCTGTTCACCACAGTGTGGCCTGAGGCATCAGTGACTCCAGTCACTGTAAGTGCAGTCAGGTCATTGATCCTGGCACCCAGTGTGTCCGAGGTGGAGCGCAGCCTCACGTACGAGTAGTTAGATGCTGCAGAGGCTGTGGATCCAAGCTCATAGCCAGTGAACTGTCCAGATGTTCTGCTCCACAAACCAAAGTGCGCAGAGTTCTGTGTGTATGGTGCTCCAGCAGTTGACGGGTTCATAGTAGTGTCTATGCTGGATCCACTCGACAGAGCAAAGCCCCTGTCGGCAGTGAAGACAGGAGAGCCCAGTGCTGAGCTGTCGTAGGAGGATGATCTCCAGTTAAGGAGAGAGGCCTGCTGAGAGTGTGCTGCATAGACATAGAGAGTGTTGAGCTTGGACCACACACCTGCGCTCTTGAGTGAGGAGATCAGCTCATCTATCAGGTTCCTTCTCGCAGATGAAGGCTGCACTGTCATCCTCGCCAGAAGAGCAGAAGTCTCAGGCTGCACCCCTCCCGAGAGGCTAACTGGTCCAGTAGGAGAAGACTGCACTCCAGACGCATTCTCAGCAACAACCCAGTAGTCATAACTACCATATGGCGGACTGTCAATATAAGTCACTGACTGGTTAGGTGACCCGAACAGAGACCCAGATATATCAGCTGCCGACCCAAGGGGGGATCCTGCTGGTGCCCTGTAGAGCCGACTCCTACTGAAGGACTGGCTGTTGGGAGTTATCCAGGTGACAACGACATCGGCACCTGAGGATGAGACACTAAGTGATGTCGGAGACCCAGGCGGGGAGGGGTTGCCGATGTACTGTATGTCCTCCAGAGTGACCCAGGTGGACGGTGTACCTGATGCAGCAATGTTCCTGACCTGTACATCATACTCCTCACCATCAATAAGACTATATATGTCAACTGATGTAGAGTTGTCGGATACTGCGACAGCCTGCCACTGTCCGGAGTTCGCTATGGCATACTGCACCTGTACACTGTAGTCATTCCTCTGCGCATCCCATGAGACTCTTATGACAGAGTAACCTCCAGTAACCAGCACAGTCTCTGCCTCAATCCCCTCAGGAGGAGTGACATCGCTCTCCTCCAGTAGCTCGGGGGCTGTGGGGGCTGTTCCCTCCTCAGTGGCAGGATCAAAGTTGTAGATCTCCTCGCGGAAGGAGGCAACCTCCATGACAACTCTTCCGTCCAGGAAGCTCTCAGTGAAACTCAGTATCTCGAATGTCTCTGCCTCTATGCCCAGACTGTCAATACTGAGTAGGATCCACCTCTGGTCGTAGCACTTCATACCAAACAGGTTGGTGACGATAGTCCCAGACCATCGAGGACTCAGTCTCTCTGACAAGATCTTGGCTATCCGTCTTGCATGGTTGTGGCTTCTTATCTCAAATGCCTCAAAGTCCTTGGTCTTCACCTCACCGTACTGACTGATCAGGTCATCATCTCTCCAGGGATCACAGGTCGTCTCGGAGAAGTTAGCCTCCTCAAACGTATATTTAATGATTATCTCATTTGCCTCAGACAGTGGACCAGAGCTGTCAGTGAGTTCGAAGGAGCAGATGTGCCTGTCCTCAACATGAACCACTGGCTCCACCCACTTGCCAGCATCCACAGCTATCTTACCAGACGGAAGAAGAGACAACCTGCCATCCATGGAGAAGAGGAACCTATCCACCACCTCTCTTGGCTCAGAGGTGAGAGAGTATGAGAGCCCACCGTGATACCTGAGGACAGACGATCCTGACTTAGTGGTGAGAACTTCGTCACACACGTCAGCAGCCGTGGAGAGCCTGTCCTCGTCTATCATGGACCAGTCTATCTGCATGCCATCAGGGTGAGTGAGGTAGTCTGCAAACTGGAGAGCGAGATTGGTGGTATACTTCCACGTTGATTGGTCAGACCTAGACTGTGTGGGATCCCTGGGGTCAAACACCCTGCTGAACCTGGCATCAACATTAAGTTTAGGTATACCTGTTGGATAGACATTTATGAAGTACTCAGACTTCACACGTGCAGCAGTAAACACAGTGTAGCACACTCCACGCAGCCTGTGATACTCTGTCCAGAGATCAGGAAACCGAGTCATCATGTCGGGATCCGCCAGCTGTGAGGCAGTTCCCGGATACGTGACACACCTCACCCGCACTGGGTTCCCAACGCTGACTGTTCGCGGGTATGGTCTTGACGTGACGTTACCACTGGAGTCAGTGGTGACTGACCTGTTGTCGATTATATATCCCTCAACACCATCCAGAAGACCCTGAGAGTGGGCGATGACCTGATACAGGTTCCCCTGCCAGGTCTCTATGGCCATGAGTGATCCACCCACCCTATGTCTTCCATAGTACCTCATTCTAGGGGGTACTGGCTGCCTGAGAGTATTCTGCACATCCTGTGGCTTGGGTGTCTTCTGAGCAGCAGCAAGAAGAGCACTCCCAGCAAGAGACAGACCAACACCTATGGCGAATGATGTGAGTGTACCAGCAAGAGTGAGTGTACCAGCAGCAGTCACGAGACCAGGAACACCAGCTGCTACAATGAGACCAACAAGAGCCTGAGGCATCAGCAGATCCTCCAGCAGCAGACAACCCTCAGGGAGGAGGAATCAGGGGAGGAGATGCCCGCTCCTGTCTTCATGACCCACCTGCCGGAGGATGACATGATAGCACACCAGTGTCTGTCTAGTATCCTGACAACAGATACGTCACCTGGAGCAGGATCACTGGATCGCGTAGCGCCCACGGAGAGGGCTATACCCCTGACGACCCTCGCGAGACCTCCATGATCCTCCAAAACCCTGCAGCACTCCTCCTCCGTGGAGTATGTACCACGAAGGTGGTATGCAGGGTCATGCTGGGATGAGTGAAGATACATCCACCAGTCAGCAAGAACGAGAGCACAGTCGTGCCTCCCATAAACAAAGGGAAGCCTAGCTAGTATTCTCGTGAACTCATCTATCCTGCTCATTCAAACCTCAGAAGTCCGGAAACACAACAAGTTTCTGCTGTATTCCAGCCACTCTCTCACATCCCCTGTCTCCGGGATATCTCTGCTGCTGATCCCTGTCCGTCCAGTAGCTAAACTTTGGTCTTCTCCTACTCTCAAACGGTGTCTCTGCAGAGATGGTCAGGGAGTACAGATATCCAGTATCTGTCTCCTGTCTGCTGGACTTTATACTCTTCATTCTAGCCCAGGAGCGAGCGTATGGCATGACAATTGGCAGGGGACCAGAGTCAGACAGAGAGAAGAACTGAATGTACACCCTCACAACTCTGTCTCTGTACTCCTCTGCCTCATCCCTCACCTTAGAGGCAAACGACTCGTCAACACCAGACACAGTCATAGTGAGCTCTGGTGCTCCCCCATTGAACATCTGGACAGTATCAGACACAGAGCCAAGCCCACCAATACCCATCCACTCCCTGTCGTCAAGAGTCCTCAACCTCCCGAACCCATTCCACACACGTACTGGACCACTGAGGAAGTCAAGCTCAACAAGAACGTCACCAGAGACTGTGGCACCACTGAGCTGTGCCTCTATGAGGGGATCAAAGTCCAAGGGGAGACTCCTCTAACTCTACTGTTGGATCAGAAAACCTCCCCATCCTCAGTGAGAGGGATCCTGTCTCAGTGGAGGCAAGGCGCATGAGACACTGAGGGCGTGAGAAGTCCACTGACTCCCCTGCTGCAATATCACTCCTGAGTGGAGGACTGAACCTGATAGACACTCGTGTTGAGCTAGTATCCAGAACAAGAGTGACTATGTAGAGTCTCTTCCTTATAGAGAAGTACATTCCACGACGTATGGAGCCAGGGGAGGTTATAGTCACAACAGCCTCAGTTGACCTGAGAGTCCTGGAAAAGGTCACGATACCAGCTGCTGTAGACTGAGACCAACCTGCCCCATCACTGAAATATGTGTCATCACTGAATGGTATACCAGATAGAATAGATGGTCCAGATATATCCCTGGGAGAGTTCTTACAGTCAAATGGTCCAATCAGAACTTCGCCAAGAGACCCGGACAGAGAGGCAATCACTGCCCTCCACTCCCTGATCTGGTCTGGTGTCCTGATGTTGAAGGAGGAGAGAGATGCTCTCCAGTAGCCTCGATCTGTAGATATAACCTGCTGCACTCCAAATGTGCTCCTGGGTCCGAATCCCTGAGAGGGGACAAGCTGAAACTCCACAACGCTTGGTACCAAGATTGAAGGCCACACCTCCACCATCAGGACCTCCACTGATTCTTCTGCTGATAGAGAATCTGTCTGTTATTCTCTGCTATCTGTGCAGCAGTAAGAGCAAGTGTCCTGCGATCAGCACTACCCTCAATGTTTATATTGGTCACGATACCGCCAAAGGTGACTGATCCCTGAGACGGGGAGGGTGATCGGGGGAGGGAGGGTGTGGTGACCATGCCGCCAGACTGATATCCCCTCATGCCCCTACGCATGGCATCAAGGTTGGCAACACCAATCCTGTCTACTGCTCTCTTGTCGAATACGTACTCGTCCTTGTGTACTACTCCTGCAGGAGCATTGGGTGAACCTGCCCCAGTATATCCCCCAGACTTAAATCCAAATAATTTACCAATGAAAGCAAGAGGTCCACCACCTGTTCCTCCGCTACCACCCTTGAACAATTTCTCTAATAAACCACCTTTATCGAAAGCACTGTCGAAAGCAAGATCTAAGAATTTTTGACCCAATTTATTTAAAGCTTCACCAAAGACTTCAGCTGCGTCCTTGCCAGCTAGAAGACCATCAACTATGCCGCGAGTGGTGTCCTTACTGAACTCCCTGACCTCAAGAAGTCGCTTGTTGACGGCATCCTGTGTGTCACTTAGGTCACTGAGAGCGACCTCTGCCCGAGCATACTCTGTCGCCAGACCAGACACCTTCTCCCTGATCTCCGGAGTTATCTCGACATTGTCCCTCTGCAGATCATTGAGTAGCTGCTGCTCTCGCTGTATCTTTATGAGACTCTCTCGGTAGCTTCCTAGAAGAGGATTCAACTTAAGTCTCGCCTGATACTCCTGCTCGAGAGACTCAGTGTCTAGAGTTGTGTCCTCGTACGAATCAACTCTGTCTCTGGGACCTTTTTTCTTCTTTGATCCCTTACTATCTGTTGATGGGTAGTCCTTTATGCTGATTGTTCTCTTAGGTCCCTGAAGATCACCGAACGTCGCACCAATCCTGTCGTTTGGTGTCGGACTATTTGGTCCAAACTTCTCTCCTCCTGCCTTGTCGAAGGCGGCTCTGAGACCCTCTGTTGCAGCAGACTGAACACTCTTTGTTATACTTCCCTCGGACTTCTCGAAAGCAGTGTTTATCCTGTCCTGGGGAGCAATGTCTCGAATGTCGAGAGCATCGGCTGCCGCACCAGGGAGCTTACTCAGCCAGTTAACCAGGGACTGCACCCTATCGGCTGCCTGACTGACAGTAACTATGAAGTTATTTATGTCCTGTATAATGACAGAGAAGTTAGTGTTATCAATGTACCTGGCAAGTCTCTGTATCTGCATGGAGAACTCCTCAGTTGCCTGAGACCCACTGTTCATTTCACCTGCAGCTCTGAGCAGAGCATTGTTGAGTACAGTGAATGCACCAGATACGGTCGTCTCCACACCCTGCAGTCTCTCATCAAGACCAGACGCCCCAGCCTGTATTCCCTCGAAGAAAGCTTTAGAAGATACCTCACCATCAAGCATCAACTTCCTGAGCTGGGCCACAGAACCACCAGCCTCCTTGATACCCCTAGCAGCTGTCTGAGCAATTGGTAGCAAACCCTCGAGTATAGAGTTGAACTCCTCCGCCCTCACAGTACCGCTGCCGAGTGCTTGTCCTAGCTGTAGGAGTGCACCCTGCGCATTGATCGTATCTGTTCCTGCAACTCTCAGTGCCTTAGCGACATTATCAGTGAAGGTTATGAGGTCAGCAGTACTTACCTTCAGCTCCCCCTGCGCCAGAGAGACCCTACTGTAGAGTTTGGCTATACCCTCGAACTCTGTCCTGTTTCTCTGAGCAGAGGCATACAGCTCATCATACACACGAGTGAGCTCTGATCCCTCAAGACCAGCAGTCTTTAGTGAGTTGACAATTCTTATGTTGGTATCAACTAGACCCTGTGCACTCTTAACTGTGTTGAGGGTGATATATGCAGCAGCAATACCCTTAAGAGTAGATGACAGAGACGATCCAGAAGACCTGAGACGAGAGAAAGACTGCTGTGTCCGGGCAGCAGCTGCGTTGAGGTTATTAAACTGGGTGTTCAGTACGTTGATGTTAACCTGAACATTCTGAGTGAAACTGTTGAATGTCTGTCTAGCCTGGTTGATGTTCCTCTGATACTGTTCGGTCTTTGCCTCCAGTATAGTCAAAACACGATCAGCGCTTGGTCCAACGGCACCACCAGCCACTTCATATCCTCACGTCATCACCAGCCACAGACCTCAGGGCAGCAATTCCATCATCAAAGTCCGAGTCACTCATGGGCTGAGGTCTTCCACTCCTGAGGGAAGAGAGACCGTGCATAGCGACAAAGAACTCAGATAGACTCATGTCACCAACATCACCTGGACTCACCCCTGCGGCAAGCCCTGCTCCATAAATGTCTCCAGCCCTGAGTCTTCCTGGGCTGGAGGAACCTCCTCCTTTGATAGTGTATCTGGAACCTCCTCCATGCCGACCCAGACAGCCATCACCACAGCTTGTGCAGTAGCCATAGGAGAGGAGGAGTCCCTTGGATCCGCCAGAGGCACACCAGCAATATAATTCTCCACCAGGAGGAGAGCAGATGTCGGGGGGAGACCACCACCAATGAGCCCAAGCCTGACAGAGTCATATATGTCCCTCATGCGAGGAACCCCAGTCATAAGGCGAGTGGCTATCTCACCGATGCTGCTCTCAGTGAGACGCTCGAGCTCAAGGATCTCCCTGATCCTGAGGCAGAAGGTGTATGTTCCATCACCAAACGTGAGAGTGACTCTTGATGTACTCATTCGTCACACCACTGGCGTGAATGTTGGTTTGCCGTTGAGGGCAATGGTGACACTGTTCTGCCAGCGCTGCCCTCTCTGACCTGTCTCCTCATACGCAGTGAGGACACCAGGAGCCTGAAAGTACCCGCCATTCTGACCTACCGTCAAGTCACGATACCACCTCACTGGAACCTCAGGAGCAGGAATGTCACCAAGCCACCAGTCCTGCCAGATCTTCATAGCATTCACGTCAAGAAGACCTGAGCCAGATATAGTCATCTGCTTCGAGACAATATCTGTTGCGAGCCAGGCAGCAAGATCAGGATCCTCACAGTCTGGAATATTCACGGAGTTTGACTCTATATTAATAGTCATAGTCAACTCCTCAAATCCACAAGGTGCCCTGAAGGTTGGTGTACTTGCCATGTCCGAGAGGAGCATGAATACCTTGCCGAACCTGATACTCTGTGCCTGTGCCATGTCTCTAGTCTCCTATTGTCTGTGCAGTAAGTGACACAATCGCGTGATATGACGACATCTCAGCCGTGTCACGAATAATTCTTGTTCCTGTCCACGAGATCCCCAGCAGCCTGAGTGGATCCACCGGAAGAGAGGAGTCATCCAGAGAGGAAACAACTGCAGACGCGATAGACGCCACGAGATCAGTGTATGGTCCCTGGGCGAAAACATGAACTACAATAGAGTGCTGAGACCCACGACCACAGCTGCTCTCATATGGCGTCGTTACTGGGAGACCGTACCTGATGAAGGGAAGCTCACTGTTCTCTGGAGCCTCCTCACCATATATTCTTCCCCCAACCATACCAGAGACGGAACCCTGAAGCAGGTGTTGAACGACAGCTCGACGCATAGCAAGAGAGTGATCAGCCAATCTTACCCTCCCTGGAAGATAACTCAGCAGCACCAGAGTCAACTGCAGCCTGTGCGCAGGCTCTTGTCACTAGAAGCACCTGCCCCCTCCGGAATATCTGTATCGCCCTTGGGCGAGGACGATACTCAAAGTCACGAGTGAACCTCACCCAGGGCATCTACATCTCCTCACAATCCAGCTCCCAGTAACTCCTCGCGGGATCCTCATCAACCCTGCGAACAGCCAGTCTCCTGGACCCAGACATAATATAACTGCTAGTGTCTGGAGCACTCACTACACCAGACTGAAGAACCAGAACACGAGTGAACCTCTTCACTGATCCAGATGACTCTCTGTCAGTGTCATCATCAAACTGCACCCTCACGGACACTGGCGGGGAGGGAGTCTCTGTTCCTCCTCCTCGCCCGTCACTCACCTGAGAGACCCTGACGAGATGAGCTGTGTCCCAGATATCACTGAAGACAGAGCCAAAGAGATCCCTGATATCTCCATCCAGAATACTCATGGGAAGAATACTCCTGGCCAACCATAACTGATGGGAGTGCAGGTGTCCTTTGCATATCTTGAGGAGGAGAAGCAGCCACCCCCGTACAGAACTAGAGGACCACCCCTCCTCCTCAAGAGCATGAGGTAGAACTTCCCACAGAAAGTTCTAGACAGCCACGAGGAGTAGCTCAAGCCAGAGGACGCATCACCAGAGAACCTGGTGAGACTGAGCTTACCAGACTCAATCCTCTGGAACTCACTCATACCACTCCTGAATCCCCCTGACTCCCTGCTGTCTCCGAGACCATCAAGGGTCATAAGGTGACAGGTGGCTGCCGCCTGGGCAATGTCCTGCTGAGCACCCCAGGAGTCATCCACAAGCAGGGAGCTCATGTCCAGATAAGACTGAACCACAGAATCATCAACAGATGAGAACTGTGGCTTCAGTGTCTTGAACTCGGCAGGAGTAAGTGCCAAGAGTCACCTCAATCAGGCTGGAACAGGAGTCACGCCGTCGAAGTACCTGAAAGCATACGGAAGCATGACATCGACCTGACCAATACGACCAATTCCTGGTACAGTCCAGTGTATTGGACCATCCTGATACACAGGCAAGAAGCGGAACGGCATCGGATAGTACATTGTCAGCACATCGCTCGTGTTCCTGTAGGCAAGAGCACGACCACCACCAACAGTACCCTGAGTGGCTGCACGAGAGAGCTGAGGAAGCTCACGAATAGTCACCTGACGTCCCGTGCGAGCACGGTACAGGTTGTTGTCCAAGTAATACTGCAGAATCGTCTTATTGGGAGACGTCTCACCATAGGGTGTTGTCGCAATATGACGGTAAGCAAGAGGAGGAAGAAGGAGAGTGTCAGCAAGAACATTGACAGCAGTGCTGTCAGGGTTCACTGGACCCAGAACCATGTTGTCCATGTCACGAACAATCTGGGCTGGTGTCTTGACAGCGACACCTGAATTGTTCACCCAGAAGGTGGCACTGCCAGTACCATCAGCAGGGAGTGTGGTAGGAGTGACTCCAGTCTGGTTGATGAGACCAGGATACTTCTTCTTGACCGACCCAGAGATCGCGTTCACGAACTCAAACTCCCTCGCAGCACGACGAGCAGCCATGGCACGGCGGGGGGAGAGTGGGAAGTTCATGAACTGAGCCTTGCCAAGCTCCTCAAGATTCCACTGGTAACCAACAGCGAACATCGAGAACTTGGAGGTGATCATGTCCTCAGTGGTGTCAGCAATAGGAATGTCCTTTGCCGCACCAGTGTACCAGTCAGCCTTGCCAACAATGTCGCCGACATAGGTGTCGATGCCATTTGCCCACTCAGGAACAGACCTGTCCACAGGAACAAGTGACTCGAAGTCGAGATCATCATACTCGATCATGTAGGCGCGAGCATTGATGACGTTGGAGCGGCTGCGAGCAAAGTTTATGTTGATCGACTGAGCATCAACAAACCTACCATCAGGCAGAGTAAGAGCAGGCATCCCTGAAGGGGCTGCAATGAGAGTACCACCAGCCATTGTGTCAGCCTCCTGGTATGCGGCGGAGACGAATCCTCACAACCTGACCATCGGCCGTTGCAGAGGAGTCAAACTCAGCGTTGGGGATTGTAATATTGCCAGAGGCTGCATTGGCATACTTGCCAGTGGAGGAGCTCCAGCCAACAGCACCACCAGCAGTGCACGCACCACCAGCGAGACCGAACATCACACCAGACTCACAGACAGGCATATCATCCGTGTCAGAGTAGGCAGAGCGATCAATGGAAGCCTCTGTCAGTCCCTTGAAGACACCAGAGCCATTGTAGATGACAGCTGTCTTGTCAAGAGAACCAAGCTTCACTGGCTGTGCAAAGCCAATGGTTGCAGGAGCAGTGGTCTGTGCGGTAAGTGTAACAGTGTTCCACTCCTCCATGTTAGCCCTGCGACCAACTGCACCAATACCAATAAACTGCGAGATAGTGGACTGAATTGCTGGCATGTCAGCTCTCCCTCACGCGATCAAGTCTCTTCAGCTGACTCTCCCATGCCTTCTGCTCCTGAGCAGCGGCATCGGCAAAACCCTGATCACTGACCTGAGAAGACAGACCAGTCAGGGCATGACCAAGAGTCCTTGCTGATGCTGTATCTGCAAGAATGAGGTCAAAGGATGCCTCCACGTAAGCGTCAGACTTGTCAGCGACAGCAGACTCACCACGGACAGCAGCCACAGCAGCCCTGCGAACCTGAGAGTCAGTGAGACCATCAGTCCGGATATCTGCACGAATGCTGCGAGCATCTGCAATTAGCTTAGACCTCTCAGCAACTCGCTTCTCGAGCTGAGCGTCAGTCATCACCTTGCTACGAGCATCATCGAGCTCTGCCTGCAACTTGTCCAATTTTGCCTGAGACTCTGTCAGACGACGATCGGCATCAGACCGAGCATCACTGAGCTGAGACTGCAGTCGCTGAATAGCCTCTGCTGCCTGCTCAGTAGCCTCAATCGTGATGCCATCAACCTGCATCTTCCGAAGTGACACTTTAATTTCCTCTTGATCGCCTATTCTAAGACTAGAGCCACCACGTGCTGCAGCGACAACAGCAAGGTGATTCATCCTCATTGACCTCTGAACAACATCGTACTCCTGACCATCAGGAGTAGTCCCAGAGTCAAACACCAGCTCAGCTGTATACCCCATACTGAGCTCACGAGTCCCACCACTGACAACCCTCACGGCACTGGAGTCCATGAGAACCAGGGGAACCCTGACGAACTGCCCATCACGAGCAACGTCACCACCAGTGTTACCAACAGCCAGATCTCGCCAGTTGTCAGCACTCACCATCTCCCTGGGGTGACCTATAGTCACTGGTCTGTGTGCATACGAGGAGAGAGTGTCCCTGGAGAACACCTCATCCTCTGGGCGATAGACCCTGACAACATCCCGATCCCGAAGACCATGAATGTTGTCAGGATCAACCTCAGCACCGGAGTACTCCTGCACACCTGAGCGAGCAACCCTAGCCTCAGCCACGAGATAGCCATCACTCGTCTGCCTCACGGAGGACAGCGGGACAGTATCAGTGAGGGAGACTTTGCTCATAGTAAACCACAACGGCTCAGGAACTACGAACTACTCTACTCGAAAACGAAGAAATGCGAAAGCCCCTGTACTTCGTCTAAACTCTTCGCTTACTTCGTCTCTAGTGTACTGCCAGCTCACTCAGCGGCATGTACTCAAAGCACCTGAGCTCACTGTGAGGAGTGGAGTTGATAACCCTGACCCCATGAGACACCAGTACAGGCGCCATAGCCTCAATAGCAGGGATAAACCTGAGAGCATGCTGCTCCTCCTCAGGAGGAACCCTGTGCATGTCATGAAAGTTACCAGGTCTCATATCATATCCCAGAAGAACAATCTCCACAGCACCCATCAAGAATGCCAGGTTTATAGCACTCCCTCCCGTGCAGTGACCTGAGAGGGATGAGGGAGACACGGAGAGGGCGGGGGAGGGGCTGGTGTGATGCATCACCCTGACTCTTGGGTGTGGAGAAGAACGAGGCACACGACTCCTAGAGACTACGTGACGACCACTGAACAGATGAATTTTGTCCACGTTCCACTCAAGCCACCTCTCGTCACCATAGATCAGGACATCTGCCCATGGAGCAATCGTCAGACCGGCACTGTTGCAGGCTATGACACCCCCGCTTTGCCTGAGTGGTGAGGGATCAAACCCATGAAGTGTGTAGCCACCACCAAGAATATAGACTCTCTGTCCATCAAACTCACGAGGAGCTGACCAGAAGCCATCACGAACCAGAGTATCACCGACCATGGACACCATCAGCGAAGCCTCCTGACGGCAACCCTGACCCCAGCAGGAACACGAGGACGCACCTTAGCTGTTGCAGGACGCATGAATGGTCTCTCTGCTATCCTGGAGTTACCATACTCCAGGTCAGCTGCATACTCTGCGTCCGCAGACACCTCAACAGTCACCGTACCTCCTCGCACGTATGATGTGACATGTATACTCTCGTCCAGGTGACCAGTGTCAGCATTCGGCGGCTCTCCTGGTGCAGAGGGAACATGCCCAGGACCAGACACTGACCCCTCGATAATGGAGAGACGAGCCTCGTCCCTCACCTGACCACCAAGCTCAACCAGAGCATCCTCAACAGCATCAGTGACACCAGAGGACATCCTGCGGAACCTCCTGGCCACTGCGTCCTGCCCAGTCATCCTACTCGCCATCCCTGAGTACCCCCCTAGCGCTGCACCCACAGAATGGTGCGTGACCAGGAGGATCAGTCCTAGCCACCTGGCTGTCCCACCTGAACTCCTGACCATCTCTAGCCTTGTGGTGGGGACGAAACCTCTCCTTCCTAGAGTGAACCCATATGAAGCTGTCAGCCCCGACCTGGGTCTGTCTCGCCCTGTCCAGGGCAGCAGTGAGCTTTGCTGTCTGGTCGACAGCTATTCTCCTTGCTCTAGAGAGTGAGACACCAATGATCGCGGCTATCTCCGCAGCAACATCATCAGTAGAGGCACCAGACTGCAGCCCTCTGGAGACTACACCAATAATCGCAGACCTAGTGTCACCAGACACATCATCAGCCAGAGAGGTCACGTACAGAGTGAAGTCATCAATGACAGACTCAACATCAGCAGAGCTAATCCTACTGGTGAGGTCCACTCGAGTCAGTGACCTGACCCTAGAGATGAACATCCTCATGTGTCTGGACTGAAGAGAGGACGCCCACTCCCTCACACCAGAGGATATACTACCCAGAACAGAGGATGATCCTGAGTACACAAGATCCACAGCAGACACAACACTCCTCAGTGACCCAGAGATAAGAGCAGCCCTGTATGCCGGAATCACAGATGATCTGTACCCATCCCTCCACAGTAGAGCAGCAAGTATCAGTATCCGCTGTAGATCCTGAGACTGAGACCGAGTGGGCTCTGTCGGCTGAATGAGATACTCACCCCTCCTAGAACCAGCATCACGAGCAAGAGACAGAAGATCAACCTCCAACTCTCTCCCTCCAGTTCTCGTCTATGGACTCAAACACCTCCGGACCCAGGAGTATCCTGCCACGATATGGCTCTACACTCTCAGGATCAGGTGCATCGGGGGAGTAGCTGATTGTTATATGTGGCTGATAGCTGTCGAAGTCGTGACTTGCACCCAGCTCCACCATGTGAGAGTGCCTCCACTCAAGATCGTACGACCTGAACCTCAGGACAGAGGCACCACCAGAGAACCTCTCCACCACCCGAGGACCACCAGGAGTAACCTCAACACGAGAGGAGTGAGACTCAGGTATACTCATCCAGTCCACAGGTGTGCGACTGTAGAGAACAGTGACATGAAGATCATCATCTGAGAGTGTGTCTGTGTAGCCCTGAGACCTCGCCCACCTCAGCACCTCGGCAGCGTTGAGAACCTGTCTGCGCACGTATAGGGGTGCAGGGGCTGCATCAGCTACTCCAGAGCGCCCAGGAGGATCACCAGTTACAGTAGACACAGGTGGCTCTAGGGGTGGGTCGGCGAGGGATGATGAGGACTCCAGTGCCCTCTCCAGCCCTGGCCAGCTTCCGCTCTCCACCATCCTAACGTGGGCAGCCTCCGCGAGAGCATCGGCAGGAACCAGACCAGTATTCACGTAGTTAGTCACTGTCTCAGACTCAATCTTGTCAACCTCAGCCTGCTCCTTCCGAGTCATCTGATAGAGTGGTCTCCACTCATACCAGATATCATCAGGACGAGACCCCAGAGCAGAGCGTATGAGGCACTCCGAGAGAGACGACATTGCCGGATCAAGTGTTATCTGCTGATAGCACCTGACACTGTCATAATAGTTCCTCAGGTCACCCTCACCAGTGGCATTGAGACCACGTGCACTGAGCCCAACAAGACGAGTCACTGGAATGTCAGCAGCACCTGACAGGAAGGAGAGAAGCATATACACAACGTCAGGAATACCAGCCCAGCTAACCTGTCGCTGCTGCCACTCATCATCCTTGTCCAGAACGAGAGCATTGCCGACAGACTTCATCATATTGGCGAGCATGAACCTCTTCTGGATGAGCTCACTTCCCTCTTCAGTCCCCAGGTACTGAATCAGATCCTGGATCTTAACAATGTCAATCTTCGACTCCAGCATGAGCTGATGGACGATCGGGGAGGAGAGGTCCGCAGACCTGACAGCATCCCTAAGGTGAGTCCAGACTGTTGTGCCCCACTCCTGGTGTCCGTGAGCAGAGAGAAGCCTGCGACCATCCAGCCGGACAGTGCGGCTGTGGTGCACCTGCTGCTGACCAGAGTCAGTGCTGACAGTGTAGTACTCAGGCATACCATACCCTGACGCCATGGGATCACGTACCACAGGACCACAGGAGAGGCAGTCACGTCCAACGACAGCTATGTGCCTCAGGGAGCCCCTGGTCATCCTGCTGAGGTCGACAGGTGACTGCGGGGAGCCAGGTAGACCCACCATAATGGCAATGGCACCACCCTTGACACGAGACTCGATCATCAGCTGCCGGACCCTAGACCTGAGCTGAATACGAGACTCCTCAGCCTCAAGCCTCTCGATCTGCTGCCGAGTCGCCTTCCAAGACCTCCACTCCCTGACTGCATCATCAGCAGGGATCTCCACTATCTTACCAAACCACGGAGAGCTGAGGTATGCAGCCATCGCCTCTGTGTAGTCATCCGTGGGCATGGTGTAGGTTGTTGCCGACACCTTACTGCTTGCCTGACCTATGGCTGATATCACGTTGGTCAGACTGTCCCCAATCAGCAGTGAGTCAAGTCTCTGCTGACTCTCCATCTCACGAGTGAGCTGCTCAGTCGCTGTTGTATTCGTCACAGTGCTCTCCTCAAGTCACTCATCGAGTATCCAGGTCTCCCCATCAGGAAGCTCAGTGCCCACACAAGAGCGTCCATCCTGTCCGGACTCCCGTCACCACTGTATCCTGATGGAGCCATCGCGCACATCTGCTCCTCCAGCTTTGCCAGGTCACCATGGTGCCTCACGCGACCCTGCTCATACAGAGCAGCAACTGGCTCAGCGCGGACAGCCTTGCCACGACTCGCGGAGACCTCAGTGTATGGGATAGAATTATCCACACTCCTCAGCACAGACTCCACCATGGCACCACCAAAGTTCCTCTCTGCCACAATCCTGTCTGCCCTGAGTGAGTTGTAGGTACGAACAGCAGCCCTCGCCCATACATCAGGCGAGCCGCGCACGGAGGCATCACACAGAACATGATAGCCCCCAAGATCATCCACACCTGCTGCCACTATCCCCACCTCATCTCCCGAGTCACCCCTGGTACCAGAGGGGTCAACAGCAACAACTATCCTGGTCATCGGCGGAACAGGAGTTCCCTGTCTAGCTGCCTGGATCATCTCAGTAGTCCACAGGGCACCAGGAGTATCCAGCAGAAGTTTGGCATGAAGCTCCTGCTCACCCAGACGAGTCCCCTCGTACTTCTTCCTCAGGTCAGCAATGAACGACTCAGGAAGATTGGACGAGTTGTCGTACGTTGAGGCGCGAGCGACTATCGTCTCAGGATCATCAACCAGAGTCCGCATGAGCGGGGTGGGGCGGGGGGTGGTGGTTATGATCGTACGAGGTCGAGAGCCAAGACGGAGACCGAACTTCATCATGTCCCAGGTATCCTGGGGCTTGGACCATGCTCCCAGCTCCTCACACCATGCAAGATGGTGCTGAGGACCACGCAGACGCTCAGGCTCCTCACTGGAGTACCCCACAAGATAGCTCCCATTCGTCAGCCACATCTCGAGGGATGTCCTGTTGTATGACTTTATGAGTGAGCCAGGCATCACAGAGAGGAGGCCAGACTCACCCTCGAAGCAGGTCTTCCTCACGTCACTGTTCGTCGGTCCGATGACGGCAACACGCAGAGGGGAGCGGAAGCAGTCCCACCACACGTCCTCTGCACCTGCACGAGTCTTACCAGAGCCGCGACCAGCCAGCAGCATCCAGTTCAGGAAGTCCCTGTCAGCAGGTGGAAGCTGATCCGGACGAGCAGTCTCCAGCCACCTACGCCTCGCAGTCATGGCCTGAAGCTGGTCGGTGGTGAGCTGGCTGACGTCAAGGGCTGGTGAGCTCACTCTGCTGACTCCGGTGGTGGTAGGACATGTACCTCGTCATCATCACTAGAGATCTCTGCCTCAATTACACGTGCAGAGGCACTCTTCTCACGAGCCATGCCATCAAGCATGGACATGAAGTCCTGGGCTATCCTATTCCTCTCCTCCTGGAGACGCATGGCCTCAGGATCCTCAGTGACCTCCACAGCCTTGAGCTTGGGCATTATGTACTGTGCAATCTCGGCATTAGCCCACAGCTTAGTCTTGGTGTCTGTTCTCCGGTCAACTGCCACAAGAGCGAGCTCAACAACAGGGTTGTACTCCTCTATGACTCGCTGACACTCCTCCTCAGGTACACCGTCAGCCAGGTCCTCGTGATAGCGGGACAGGGTGTACTCGTGCACAGCATCCTGCACCTGAGCACGCATGTCATGACGGTCGGACTGACGCCTGGGTGTCCTCACCGCGAGTGGTCTCTGTCCCTCAGGAACTCGGGGGGGCTGGGACGGTTCAGGAGGGGGCTGGGGGGACGGTGCATCGGACATAGAGAGATTATAGCGCAGGGCTGTCGGGGGGTAAATAGCCTAATGTGTGACGTGCGATGTGTGAAGTTAATTGCCCGATGTTGCACACACTGATGAGCTATTACATCTTGCGATATGACCTGAAAGTAATACGAGTGTAATAGTGTTAAGTACCTGTTTCGTATAGTTATTATTAAACATGCTATTAGTATATTGCTTATAACGGTGAAATTTTTAAAAAATTAGCCTCGCGGGCGCGTACGCGTAAAGGGCTAAGTAATAGGCAATAGCGTTTTCCCCGAAGTAGGTTTAACTCGTCTATTCTCGTCGTCGTAGGCTGCAGGTGACTCCATGATGTGAGTATGGGCTTCCGAGCACTTTACTGTGAGGAGTACATGAGATATACTTCAGGCAGTGTCATATGCGGAGAGAGAGATGTCATCAGGAATAGTCAGTGATGGGTACACAGTGAGGGATGACGGAAGACTCGTGAGGTGTCTCCTGTCACTCAGTACTGCTGACCTCATGCACATACAGACGAGACTACATCAGGCAAGACCAGACCCCTCCCCCGATCAACCTTTGTCTGCTGAGGATCTCGGGAGTCAGCTGGTGTCTCATGGTCTGGACATAAGTGATCTACTTGTTGCTCTGGAGTCTGACGGAACCACTGATGGGGTGAGGATAGCTGAACTCTGTCTGGATGCTACTGGGGGATTCATAGCTGCGAGTGATGGTGTGGCCGATAGTGATGACGGGAGAGGGAGTGAGGGGACTGGTGGCAGTGAGAGTGAGAGTGAGAGTGAGAGGAGTGGAGGGAGTAGGAAGAGACTGAAGATAGTACCTGTGCACAAGCACAGCTGGTGTGAGGACAGTGTGGTGACTCGAGTAGCTGACAACCCAAAGAGAGCAGGAACAGCAGCACATGAGAGGTTCAAGAGGTACGTGGTGGGGAGGACTGTTGGTGAGGCAATGAGTGGTCCTGATGGGGTGACTCGGGATGACGTGAAGCATGATCTGTCTCGTGGGTACATAGAAGTTGCTTCATGATCTTGAGGAGATACACAGGAGGCTGGCTGCTGTCTGTGGTCAGATATCGACTGCTCTCGTCAGGAGAAGAGTAGGTGGCTCTCGCCTGAGGAATTTGACTACTGAGGTGAGGGAGTGCAGTGAGATAATGGAGAAGTTACTTGAGGCTGACAGTGATAGACACAGAGACCACAGGTCTCGAGGGTGAGGTTATTGAGGTTGCAGCAGTTGTGCTGGAGAGTGGTGATGAGGGGGATGATGATGCTGGCATCTGGGACACAGCTGGATGGATGAGCTCGCTGGTGAGACCATCTACACCGATTGAGGTGGAGGCAATGGCTGTGCACCACATCACTGAGGAGATGGTGTCGGGGGAGATGACCATGAGCGAGGTGGTGGAGGAGTACAAGGAGCTTCAGGATGTTGCTGTTGCTGTGGCTCACAACGCCAAGTTCGACTCAGCCATGATGCCAGATGGGTTTGCCGAGAATGGCTGGATCTGCACATACAGGTGTGCATGTCACCTGTGGCCAGATGCACCATCGCACGGGAATCAGGCACTGAGGTACTGGCTGAAGCTGGACGTCAGTGACATGCCTGGTGATGCTGGCATGACACCTCATCGCGCTCTGTATGATGCATGGGTCACGTCCAAGCTGCTGATGAGGATGCTGCAGGAGAGGACTGCTGACGAGCTGCTGAGAATGACGACTGAGCCAGCCATGCTGGCTAAGATGAGGTTCGGCAAGCACAGGGGAGAACTGTTCAGTGAGATTCCCTGGGGATACCTGGAGTGGTTGGTGAGGCAGGGAGACAGCATGTGTCCTGACCATGTGTACACTGCTCGTGCTGAGCTTGACAGGAGAAGGAGGTCTTGAGTACTGACGGTGACCTGAGGAGCATACTGCGTCAGAGACTGAGGGAGTTTCACTGGCAGTCGATTGAGGTGGGAGCGACAGGGATGGGAGTTCCTGATGCCAACTTCTGCGGCTGTGGGGTGGAGGGGTGGATAGAGCTGAAGCAGACCCCCTCCCGATCGGTTACTCTTCGTCCTCATCAGGTTGCATGGCTTGAGAGACGTGCTCGTGCTGGTGGTCATGTCCTCATTGGGGTGAGGAGGAGACATGATGGTGGGCCACGTCGGGGAGGGGCTGTGGATGAGCTGTGGATACTCGATGGAGGGGATGCATCCAGGTGTCTGTCCGGTGGTCTCCAGGACGGTGCTGACTATGTTCTGGGGTGTTGGTCTGGTGGACCATCGAAGTGGAACTGGGACTCTGTGAGGAGGATTCTTCTGCGTCAAGAGCCTCAGTGAAAATGAGTCCGGCTATGTGCAAGCCTATAATGCGCCCCTACCCCCTACCCCTATTACCCATCTGATCTTATCTCACCTGACTTGCCTGTGATCACTCCATGATGTGTTGATCACAGACCATGGGCTGTCACCATGTCTCTAGTCACTTAGCACAGCCAACTTACCCTGAGTGACACTCAGTTCAGCTGTGTCATCTTCATCTCCTTGTTAGAGTCACCTGATGAATTATCTTATTATATTTTAGTATAATAGGGGTCATTAGCTGCTGTCCTCGCCTGATCGTGACGACGGACGAGCGACCTACCCCTAGAGGCTACCCCAGAGTCACCAGTGGACGAGGACGCCAGGTCTCCTGGCAAGTATGATGACAGCTTGTCGTACGTGGGCAGGCGCACGTAGTCTGTCGTCACGATACCCCCAGTGTCCTGAGTGGTGTAGGAGCCAGCTGGTGCTGACTGCAGCAGACAGGGACGACGGACTCTGGACCAGTGAGGTGACTGTCGTGAGAGTGTACTTCGGTGGTTCTCGGTGCTGTCGCTGTACTGTAGATCTACTCTACATCGTCTATTCTCGTCGTCCTGTATACTGTACTGTACTGTAGGTGTACTGTGTCTCTACTGTCTCTGTGCTATAGGTGTACTGTGGGGGACGATGGACCATAGTCCTGAGTCAGGGATGACAGGTGTGGAGTCGGTGATCGGGGGAGGGGCTGTTGCTGGGCATGGTGCCTGATGACGATAGTGTGGGTGTCCTGATGATGGACCATGGAGCCTGTGCTGACTGCAGGAGGTTGTGGTCTGTGGTCTTATACTAAAGTATACGATATCATATGATAGGTGATGATATCATATGATATGGTGAGACAGGCGAAGATAGGGGATGGTGGCCGTTGGTCGGTGGACTCGGTCCAAACACCACCCCCTGCAGTCCACCCTCTCCTCACAGCACACCACACACCACACACCACAGACCATCATCCCGATCACCTCATCCACACCCACTGGCAGACAGAGGTATCAGGATACCTCCTGAGTCATCCACCATGCTCTGAGGATTCATGAGTCTCACCCCTCCCTCCCCAGACCCTCCTCGATAGCCTCGAGGAGAGAGCGTGGTGGCGAGGTCTGGTGGAGATGAGGCGTCATCCGTGATGCCAGTACAGGGTGATAGTGCTCATATTGCTCACTGGGTGGGCGACCTCGATCTGGTGCAGCTTGTCGTCGCTGTAGACCACGACTGGGGTCATGGCACTGAAGTTAAGACCAGTGACCCTGGACCACACTAGTCCGGATCATGAGGGATGTAGAGTGAATTTGTATTATACTATGGTAGGGGTTTACATCCTGCAGAGAATGTAGTATGTGCGCACGCGCTCGTTCACCATACTCCACAGTCTGCGAGCCATGTTATACTAAGGTATAACACACAACCATCATCAAGTCACTTTACTTCCTCCTCGAGCTGCGCTAGTGTAGTGTCAGGACAGACAGAGGAGACCACAGATGACCAGGATGACAAGACGGCAGGCCACAGCCCTTGCAGCGGAGCTGAGGGCACAGGGGCGAGTAGTTGAGGTGTACAAGGTACATGGGCGCTGCATGGTCAGTGGTCGGGTGGTGTTCTACACAAGATGGGAGGTGATGTGATGCTGAGCGTGAGAGAGAAGATCGTCTGGGGTCTGCTGGCTACGATGCCACTTTGGTCCCTTGCTGCAAATACACTGCTGGGGTGATACCTATGACAGACATGAGTACAGTAGTTAGCCTGAGGTACAGGGATCAGTCAGTGAGGGTGATCCTACCTGACGGTACCAGTATCATGATGACCCTCACTCATGAGGGAGACGCCATGGTCAACATGAGTCCCTCCTTGTCTGGGGAGAGACGCATATGCCGAATGGTTGTCGTACCACAGAGCAGCAACAGCTGCATCCTGAGGAGAGTGGACTGATGGAGATGAACCACCCCCTCCCCGATGACTGGATGAGACAGGTGAGGATACGATCTCACCTGAGTGAGGCAGCCAAGGTGCGAGGCTGGCTGGTGGTGGGTAGTTTTGGTGGAGGGGTTCCAATGTCCGATGAGAGTAGGTTGGTGATGAGGGTGTGCTACCGACACCATCTGCTGAGGGCGAGGGAGGTGGCCAGGGGGCTGAGTGATGAGGAGAGCAGGATGCTGAGTGAGACATGCGACCTGCTGAGTGCAGCGCACCACAGGACTGGTGTGTGGGCGAGGGTTGGTGTAGGTGGTGCATCAGTTGATGTGAGACAGATGGAGATGAGGCTGTGACATATACTGCAAGAGAGTTGCTGGACATGTTCTACAGAGAGTGGCTTGAGTGGGCCGAGAGTGGTGCGCCTGAAGGTGGTACCATGGTCAGTGATGCTGGCCTGTGTGACAACCTCAGGTTCTGGTGCTGCGACAGAGAACTTAGCAGTGATGACAGATGGGACGTGACTGGAGTGCTTGAGCGCGACCTTGGACCATACGATGGGTACTCACCATTCGAGAGTGATGGTGAGTACATGTCTAACAGAAGGTGTGACCTGACACCAGCACGCCTGGAGTTCGTGAGGCGGAGGCTTGGTCTCAGCCCTGATGGTGCCTGAGAGGAGTGCACTCAGGCATTATACTAAGGTATAACACAGATTCATCAACATTTCGCTTTACAGCCCTGAGATCATGAGCTATGATCTGTCTCAGGTAAGACACAAGGAGAGAAGACAATGAGGAAGATACCGCTGAGCAGCCTGAGCCTGGCGAAGATAGTCGAGCTCTACAACGCCCTGAGCGACAGGCCAGTCAAGAAGTTCAGCGACCGTGACACAGCTGAGCGCCGACTGCAGAAGCTGATGGACACAGAGGGGTGCTATGTTGGGGAGGACAAGTTCCTGCATGACCTGGACGACACAGTGAGTGACGAGCGTCGTCGGGGAGCGGGGAGGGGATACTTCTCCGAGGATCAGGTAATTGAGGTGCTGGCACCATGCAATCCGAAGCGTGCTCGCAGTAAGGCTCACCAGATATTCGCCCTGTACCGAACAGGGATGACGGTCGGTGAGTTCCTGGACAGGGCTCAGGCTCTCCAGCCTGACAAGCCCCGATTCCGTCAGCGTGCTGACCTCTGCTGGAACGTGGACCATGGTCACATTCGTGTGGTCAACCCAGCCCAGCCGACCGATGAGCCGACCCAGGATCCCTCCCCGACCACCCCAGAGCAGTGAGGAGACAGAGATGAGCCAGACACAGAGGATAGTTGAGTGGGTTCACTCCCTCCGCTGCGGGCAGAGGTTTCACGTGAGTGAGGTGGTCAGGGATACTGGAGTGACCCCTGGCTCTGCCAGTGGATGTATGGTGAGGTTGATGAGGTCGGGTGACATTATCCGTGTTGGGTCAGGTATGTACGAGAGGACTGACGTCACTGCGTACATACCAACTGGGAGAACTACTCCTGGCGGGAAGCCAGGAAGAAAGATACCAAGGAGAGGGAGCGATGCTGAGCCAACCGACAGTGGAGGGGACTGTGTCTGGGTTGTTCTCTCTGTCTCTGGTCTGGAGATGATGGCGGAGGAGAGAGCGAGAGGTGAAGCCTTGAGACTGACTCGTGATGGGGCTGGTGATCAGGTGGTGGCCAGGGTCACCATGATGACCAGTGTGAGTGTGGTGGAGAGACAGCTGTGATCAGGTGGATACTGACTGCGCTCCTGCTTCTCGCTCTTGGTGTGACTCTAGTGACTGCGCTGAGGTGGCTTCATGAGCCAGTATACCTGTGGAGGGTGATATGAGTGTGTTTGTGGAGACAGATAAAATGGTGAGGGAGATGGGACAGGAGCCGCACACCGTGATAGTACACAGCCGGAGTAGAGCCACAGCTCTCCGTCGGACACTAGCTGATATCAGGCCAGGTCACGGAGACACTGTTCTGGTGGTCAGCAACTATCGCAGAGCAAGAGAGCTGCTGCAGAGTGTCACTGGAAGGGTGGTAGTGGATGAGACTGTGTGGCACTTCTGCTCAGCCAGGACACTGCAGGAGATATCAGCTCACACGGGACTGCAGCCGTGCTGAGTGTGGTCACTGGAGCCTCGTACTGTCCCCGGACAGGAGCCGCAGGGTGGGCAGCTCTGTGCTACGGGCAGAGGACGAGTGGCAGGATACCTGCCGTCCTCACCAGTAGCAACCAGGCGGAGCTCTGGGCGGTAGTCCTTGGGCTGCAGTGGGTGGTCTCCCTGGGGATCCCAGTAGCTCTGGAGGAGGTGGTCCTGCACAGTGAGTCCATGTGGGCTCTGCAGATGATCAGGAGTGAGCTTCGCACACCCATCACGAACCACAGCAGCGGCTCGAGGTGGCAGGAGCCAGGGACAAGAGACCCCTCCCCGACAGAGAAGGAGGCTCTCGCCATCCTGAGGAGCGCGGGGGGGATGATCCTGAGTGTTGGTCATCGTCGTGGTGGCTGGGCTCTGCAGCAGTGTCACTCTCTGTCCAGGCAGGAGATGAGGCGGCAGAGGGAGTACATCAGGATGAGGGGTTTACTTCCTGACGACAATGGTGTATAGTGAGTGAGTCTACAGAGGAGGACAGAGATGGGACACTATGAGATAGTCTGCCCTCACTGCAGGACTGACATCCGTGATGAGGATGATCATGTATGCAGGGGAGTAGTGAGTACTAGAGTAGAGCAGGAGGTGAGGAGTGGGGACTCTTGGTCTCTCTGCATAGGTGGAGAGTATGATCGTCTCCGGCACCCCTGTCCGGACGTGGAGTACAGGGAGGTGAGGCTCAGTGAGGATATCAGGGTCTGGGTGCATCACAGCGTGAGTACACTGGCGCAGGCCACCACTATGGTTCTGGCTGCATACGACAGGGAGTCATCATGAGGACATTCGTAACATCTGATCTACATCTTGGGCATGAGAACATACTGCGACACTGCCGACGACCATTCAAGACTATTGAGGAGATGGACAGTGTCATCATAGAGAGGTGGAACGAGATCATCACTGAGAGGGACCAGGTGTATGTCCTGGGGGACTTCTCTCTGGGGAGTCCAGCAGTATGCAAGTCCTACCTGCGCCAATTGAGGGGTAGGAAGTTCTTGGTCAGGGGGAATCACGACAGGGTTCAGGGTAGCACAGCTCCCTCGGAGTGGGACTATGTCTCTGCCTACTGTGAGGTGAAGCACCCCAGTCCAGTGGAGGAGTCACGAGACCTGAAGGTGGTGATGTTTCACTTTCCCATTGAGAGGTGGAACGGACAGCATCATGGTGCTGTTCACCTACATGGACACAGTCACTGTCCCGTCGTCTCCCGACGAGAGAGACATGGTCGTCTGGACGTTGGTGTTGACGGCAACGACTTTCGTCCCTGGCTGCTGCAGGATGCAGTCTGGGAGGCAATGCGTGGAGCATAACCTCCTCACTCTGTCACTACTGGGTCTTGCTGGCTTGATTGGAGGAAAGATGCTGGGTCAGGCAGTAGTAGACCCCAGACTTACACTAAGAGAGAGGATTATCCTCTCTCTACCATCACTGATAAACCTGATGATAGCCATCAACATAGACAACATATCATAGAGGACACTACAATGACTGAGAGATACACTGAGTTCACCACACCAGGGTCGCTGGACATACGCGCCATAACCACCTTCGGGATGAGTGCCAAGCCATGCACCAGGAGCCCAATAGGTCAGTTCGGCACTGGCCTCAAGTACGCCATCGCCGTCATCCTACGTCACGGAGGACAGGTGGAGATGAACATAGATGGCGTGGAGTATGTGCTGTACACCAAGAGCGACAGCTTCCGCGGAGCAGAGTTCAGTCATGTTCGCATGAAGAGACGCTCAGGACTACTCTCCAAGTGGCAGTATGAGTCCCTCCCCTTCACGACTGAGCTGGGAAAGCACTGGAAGCTGTGGCAGGCATTTCGTGAGCTACAGAGTAATACTCTAGACGAGAATGGTAGCACATCTGTACACAGCAGCACACAGACCCCCTCACCGCTTGTGTCAGGACAGACAGTCATCAGGGTGATCGGGGAGGGGTTCGCCGAGATTGCTGAGGGTGAGGAGTCAGTCTTTCTTCAAGAGAGTAGGGCTGTGCTATATGAGGGAGAGAGGGACTTGCAGATACTGGAGGGAGAGAGCCAACACTTGTACTATCGTGGAATTCGTGTGTGTGATCTTGAGAAGCCATCACGACATACGTACAACTTCCTGACTGATATGACCCTGACTGAGGACAGAACACTGGCATCCCAGTGGACTGCAGCGTACTGTGTAGTCTCCCAGCTGTCTCGATACGACTGTCCGGAGGGGGTGATCAGGACTGCTGTTGCTGCACGAGACAGCTGGGAGAGCACTATTGACTGGGACTATGCCAGTGAGAGAGTCAAGCGGGTGGCTAGGGATATGCACTATGAGGGTGATGACGTCATACCTAAGCTGCAACCTCCAGCACACTATTACAACCAGGTGAGTAGAAGTACAGTTACTCTCTCTGATGTCCGTGATGAGATAGACGAGATTCGTGAGAGTATTAGGAAGCAGTCTGTCCTCAGCGAGGATGAGCTGGACACCCTCAGGAACTCTCTTGAGTCCCTCAGTGACAAGATTGGAGAGGCTCTCGACTAGACCTCTACATGGGGCTTTACAGGACTGATGATCCGCGCTATAGTGTGTCTGTAGCGCGGATCACACATATGGAGAGAGCAGTGAGCATTTACACAGAGAGTGGGTACAAGAACCGACGGGAATACCTCGAGTGTATGGCAGAGGACTATGGTGTAGACATTGACACAGTCCTTGAGCTGGCTGGTCTCCTCGGTCCGGAGGAGGACTTCGATGGTCTGGTATGTGCTCTTGAGGACATCGAGGCGACAGGAGGATACCTGTGAGTAAGACACTAGAGAAGGTCAGGAAACTGCTGGCCAAGGCCGAGAGCACCAGTAGTGAGCACGAGGCAGAGGCTCTTGCTCAGAAGGCGCAGGAGATCCTCCTCAGGGAGGGTCTGACCCTGTCGGACGTTGGTCCCGACACAGGTAATAGTATCACGGAGACCATACAGAGCTTCACGTATACGGACAAGTGGAGGATAACACTGTACAGTGCCTGTGCCAAGTTGTACATGTGCGAGGCAATCATATATAGCAGAGAAAGGAAGTTGGGTATAGTAGGTCGTCCTGACAGAGCAAGAGTTGCTGTAGAGATGATGATGCACCTTGACAGGACAGTGGTCAGGATGGCAAGAGAATACAGCCTGGTCAGGAGAGAGCGACTCAACTTCGAGAGGGGGTGCGGCACCAGCATAGCTGCTCGCCTCTACAGGCTTTCAGTGGAGGCTGAGGAGGGACGAGGAGCAGCCTCTGGGGACAGCCGACTTCCTGTCCTCTACAAGTCTGAGCTCGAGCAGGCAGGAGACTTCATGAGAGATCTGTATCCCGACATCAAACCCAGAAGATCACTCCCAACTCGTGCAACTCCCTCCTTCATGGACGGATACCAGGCAGGATACTCCGTCACTCTATCTAGCGGAGAGATATCATGATGAGGGAGAGACATACACCACACATAGTGCATGGTCTAGCTCGAAATATAGTAGATCAAGGCACTCAAGATGAGGAGCTGGTAACAGTAGTGTTCCTCAGTCACCCATCATCAGGGAGAGTGTGTCAGGTGAGACCAGACATAGAGTTCAAGAGTAAATACATCATAAGAACAATCTGTGAGAACTGGGAGCTTCTCGGTAAACTCCCAGAGGATGTACTCACGTCTGAGGACTCAGGAGACACTGGCAAGAGCTGACAACCACTCTGAGTGAGTGGCCTCACCCCAGCTCCTACCGAACTCTGCGTCAACGACAACAGGCACCATGAGGGGGACTGTCTCCACCATTATCTGCTGTGCACGACGAGCCATGGTCTCATCACCAACTGAGAAGTCAAGCTCGTCGTGCATCTGCAGGAGAGGTATGATACCCTCGCGCCAGCAGGCCAACATAGCCCTCTTTGTCTGACGAGCAGCTGAGCCCTGTATAAGTCTGTTCATGGACTTGTGTGTAAAGGCTCTCTTCAGTTTGCCTGACCAGGGGTGCTGTGGGTCTGCGATCCTCCTGCGAGCCTCATCCAGAGAGCAGGGATTGCATGGTAGTCTACTCTCACTCTCTGCTGTCCTATCCCTCCACCTTGGCTCCCAGTCATCGAACCTGGATCGAGCACCATCGAGCAGCTTTATGTATCCTCGCTGCTCAGCACGCTTGGAGCAGAACTCTGACAGTCTGCGCACGAATGGTGCGTTGCTGTCGACAGACTCCAGAAGTCTCACTGCCTCGTCCAGCGGAACACCCAGGTCAGCTGCGAGCTTGTGCTTACCCTCACCATACGCGATGCCGAAGTTTATGTTCTTTGCCTGCTTCCTCGGTATCTGAGCCATGTCAGCAACCATCTGGTGGAAGTCAGTGTTGGGATTCTCCTCGTACCTGGCGACAGCCTCATCAGCTCCAGTCATCCTGCAGACAGCAGCAAAGTGAGCAATGAGTCTATACTCCTGCTGACTATAGTCGAGAGCAGCCCACAGGTCTCCAGACTCCGGCAGGAACAGACCACGAATAGCCCTGGAGATCTCCGGCACACGAGCCGGCATCTGCTGCAGGGGAGGATTGGAGTATGCCAACCGATAGCTGCGCGTCCCTCCCCGCTCCTCCCCACGGAACTGGTGTATCTCTGCGTGTAGACGACCCATGTGGGTAAAATCCATGATGTACTGTCGTATGAACTTCTCACCAGCATCGTGAAGCATAGTCGCCTGTGAGACCAGCCGGGGGAGCCAGTGATCAAACTTCGACATCCACTTAGACTCAAAGGATCCTCTCCCTGTCTTGGGTGTTCTGCTGAAGGGAACCCCCTCCTGAGTAAAGGTTCTCTCGAGCCATGCTGGGGACCTCACGTCTTTCATGTCGACAGGGCGAGAGGATCCCAGGTTCCTCGCAATCTCAGCAAGCTTCTGGTCCACCAGGGACTGCATCTCACCCCTCACCTGCTCAGCCGCAGACATGTCTATGCAGACACCACGCCACCTCATCTCCAGAATCATGGGAATGAGGTCCATCTCCAGCTGATAGGCATCAGTCAGACCCTGCTCCACAACCTGAGGATGAAACTTGTGGAACAGCTCAAGACAGGACTCAGCATCCCTCTCTGCGTAGGAACCTACGTACCGAGCAGGAAGCCTCCAGAGCTCAGCCTTTGGGTCCACACCATAGGCCGCAGCCGCCTCACGGAGACCAGTCTCATCCTTTCCTGGGACTCCCTGCCACCTGCAGAGATCATCCAGACGATAGGTGAGGCGATTCTCATCCAGCATATAGGCAAGAGCCACAGTGTCGTGCACCTGTCGGGGAGGGGAGATGCCCCACTCCCTCCTGAGCCAGCCGAGATCATAGGGTGCATTCTGGAACACACAGGCTCCAGCGCTGCTGATCAGGTCGCCGAGCCACCGACCCACGGCCTCCCTGTCGAAGCACTGGGTCTCTGGGTGAGCCACTGGTATGTACCATGACCTGCCTGTCACCGCCACAGATACTCCCACGATCCTCCCCGCGCCGGTAGCCCAGCCTGGTCCTCTTCCGGAGCTCAGTCCATCGTCCCTGGTCTCTGTGTCGAGAGCCAGTAGCTCTGCGCCCCTCAGGTCCGGCAGCTCAGTGGGAACCTGCCAGCTACTCTCTGGTTTAAAGAGTGGCATCTGTCCTGTGTATGATGGCTTCCTTGCCATGAGTCATCTCCATATGTGTGATGAGCCTCCCACTGGGAGGCTCAGTACTACTCAGTCTGACCAGTCAGGATCACGCCTGACTCTGTTGTGAGTCCTCAGGAGAGCCTCGTAGGAACTCTGGGACTGGGGTCTCGGGATCGTGGTGTCCTCCGTCCTCTGGTGTTCCTGGTCTGGTGATGTGCATCTCACTGATGAGTCGGTCGACCTCAGTCTGTGCTGAGGACTGCTGATCTGGATGCTCCCCGAGTCTTCCTGTCCTGATGTAGGATGCATATCCTGGCCACTCCTGCATGTCAACACTACCACTCTCCCAGATCCTGAGGAACTCTGCCATCTGGGTGATGTCACTGAGGCTGAGAGCATAGGTGAGAGCATCCTGGTGAGTTCCCATGAATGTCTCACGAAGACGACGACTAACCAGAGTTGAGTATCCTGATATGTCATCCCAGTGGTCAGGATAGTCAGGATTACCAGTAAGGATCCTCCCGACCTTGTGAGCAATCATGTGAAGTGTCTCACGCTGCTCAACAGACAGTTGAGTCCAGTTCCTGTAGCTCTGCCACAGAGTAGATGTTCTCTGTGTGCAGTCAGCATGCTCACCATAGTCTCCGTGAGTTGCCTGCCTCTCGTCAAGTATTCTCCCAACATCACTCATCTTCTGTCTCCTCACTACTCACGTATGCTCCAAGACGACTCATCACGAACTCCATGAACTCAGTGGATACCTCCTGATAGCAGTCCATCTGGTGGACTGACTCCTCACAGGAGGGGGTGCAGAGACCCCTCTCCCTCATGAAGAGATGAACATCGTCCCTGGTCACGGCACTGTCGAAGTCATCTATCTCAGTGATCGTGTCTCCGCTGTCGTCAGTGCTTAGGTGATCTTCAAGAGAGTCACCATAGAACTCCCAGTTGTCAACACCACCAGCCTCAAGGGCAGCGAGTGTCGCCTCATCCTCAAGCAGGTGACGAAGACGATCCCTGCTTATCCCAACTATGTCTCTATTGCTCATCTTACTCTCCAAAGAACCCACCCCAGTTGAGGAGCAGGACTATCACACAGTGAAACAGGAGGAATGTCCTGAAGTTATACTCACTACTCATCCTCTCTCCGTCACTCTGGTAGTGCTTCAGCCCACCAGCGACTACTATGATCAGGTATATGACCTGAGGTAGCCAGCTACTCATGACACTCCTCCCCTGGCTCAGTAGCCGAACTTGGTGGCATCGACACCAAGATCATCAGCGATGCGCTTCAGCAGAACCTTCTCCTGCTCCCCGACATCACCATCTGCGTGAGCGACATCCTCAGCAATGAGGTAGACATCGTCACACATCTGCTGACCGTTCGGTAACTTCTTCAGGTCCTGAAGCTCACGAGCAAGAGAGGCGCGACCGGAGCGATCCTGACCCCTCTTCAGCATCGTGTCGAGCTGAGCCTCAATAGCACTGCGGTCATAGACCTTGGAGAGGGTTGGATTGTTGACGATCGTCTTGATCATCTTGTCCTTCTCTTTCTCATCCAGTGAGCCATCTGCGTAGCCCATCAGGACACCAGCAGCAACAGCACCCTCGAGAAACTCACGACTACTACCATACTCTGCCTTTACCTCACGTGCTGCACCACTTGCGACGCGCTTGAACATTCCGAACATCTCTGCTCTCCTCTAGTAGGACTGGTCCCTCCAGTCACGGTATGCGACGAGTGGAGCGGACACCGCGCCACACGCCAAACTTGTACGAGAAGTATGCAACAAGCCCCGTCCATGCGAGACCAGTCAGTAACTCCGTCGCGTTAGATATGAGTATAGCCCACACTAGATGTTCTCCACAATAATACCAGAGACACTATCAAGATACGACATGACAGAGGAGGACAGGTGATCGGGGAGGGAGCTGCATATTTCCAGAGCTGACTGTAGGGTGCAGTCAACAATAGTCTCTGCATACCTGTTACCCATCATGACCTCTGTGCTTCCGAACTCAGCCATCTCTATCAGGTCGCAGATCTTGAGCTGCATCCTCTCATAGTCGGTGAGGACAGAGATGTCCTCCCACCTGTCACCGAGCATCCTCTGCAGAGCAGCAACCTCTGCAGCATCCATGATCTCCTTGAGACCAGGAACCTCTCTCTTGAATGGGAATGGCATGTCACCTGTCACCCTCTCCCCAGCATCATGAAGAAGTATGGCAGTACTCACCTCAGGAGACATGGGACCAAACACCTGGAGCCATATCCTCATCACCTGCCAGGTGTGCTCACCAACACTCTGCCGCCTGATAGTTGGCCAGGTGTGGTACCTCTGCACCTCCCCCGCTCCCCGAAGAGAGTAGGTGACACTCTCCCTGTCACTGTCCAGTACTCCCATCACTTCTCTCCTCTCGTCAGGAACTCTGTGCAGGCTATTCTCCAGTCCGGAGCATCTATGTGCTCACAGAGAGCCAGTGCTCCCACCCTATCGCCGGACTTGAGTGCTCTGTGTACACGCATCATGGGGTCAGCAACACGGTGGAACCAGGAGTTAGCATACTCTCTCCCTGCACCAGCAACAAAGGCAGCAACATCACTGTCCCAGCTACTCCAGTCCTCACCCATTGGAGTTGGAGAGACACCGTAGTAACCTCCGTCATGGGGAGCATACTGCGTCTCCAGACGACCAAGGATATCCTCGTAGACGTGGAAGTTGTTACTCAGCTGATACATCTTACCCACACACACACCTATGCGCCCAGCAAGATACTCCTGAAGGACAGAGAAGTGAACGGCATTCGCCCCATATGCACCCCAGACCATATCGTTCGAGCGACAGCACACTGTGAGGCAGAGATGACCATCAACTATCCTCAGGTAGCAGTGAGTGTTGCAGGGAACATCCCTGAAGCTGCGACCAAGGTCAGCGACAGGATCCCACATACTGATGACAATCCTACGATCACCTCTGTCCTGCCTGAGCAGATGAACAACCTCATCCAGCTGGTCAAGAGGCTGGGTGTCGCCACCATCCATGTCGAAGTGACAGCGCCACCTGTAACCATAGGCACCATGCTGCAGACCGTCATCCTCGGCAAACCTGGAGGAGAAGTCATGAACAAACTGGTCCAGCCACCTCGCGTCCCTGGATCCGCTCAGCATCCACAGGGACTCAAACAGGTGGAAGAAGGGGTTTGCTCGTCTCTTAGGAGTAATGAGCACCCTCTCCTGTGGTCTCTCATACACAGTGATGAGGGGCTCAGGAAGAGACAGGACAGTCTTGCCTCCCCTCACTGTCTCTCTTATACCATGATACCTGACGAGGTCACTCATGGTGTAGTATGCATCACGAACATTTCTTGCCTGAAGTACAATCATCAGTTAACCTCACCCTCTCTCTTCCTCCTGAAGACCTCCGATGTGTCTCTGTGGATGCGGAGTGCAATCTCAGCACACTCATCAAGCTCCTCTGCTGACATACCAATAGTCATTGCTAGCTGATATGCAGACAGTATCACAGCCGTGACTCTCACTGCCCCACAGGATAACTTCTCAATACTCTCAGACTCTGATATAGACTTGGTGATTACACCAGCAATCATCAGGGTGTGGTCTCCCACGGACTTGTCCAGCACACCGTATCCACTCTCCACGGAGCAGTCGCAGCATGAGTGTCTGTACACACTATTCCTCATAGATCTCCTCCTGACGACAAGTAGGCATCCTTCCATCGCACAGTTACCTCTGTCCTGGTTCCAAGACCAGCAGTGTCTGTCTTGTTGACCTTCTGTCTAGTCTTGACGAACTGGGGGTGAAGCTCTGCCAACCTCTCAGCTGCTGCATTATGAAGCTCACGAGTCCTCCACAAGCTGCAACCACCTGCCTCATTCGTCTGTCTCTGCCCAGTCGCCCAGTAGCTGAGGACAATATTCTTCCTGCCTGAGCGGAGCAGCTGAAGAGTTACGTCCATGTCCTCCATCACTGGAACACGATTATGCTCAACAGACAGGAAGTCCCCAGTCCTGTAGGCAGTGAAGCGCATGGCTCGAGCACAGACATTCTGCATATTAGGTGCACTCCAGCGACCCTCACCACATCTGTTGTTCCCCTCACGACCGGAGAGAGCCACAGACACATAGGTGTCGAGCTGAGACTCAACTATCTCCAACATAGTGTCAACCTGCTCAGGAGTAGCAGCAACCAGGCGCCAGTCTACCTCTGACTCCCTGACGAGGATCTGGACATCATCATCCACCATGACGAACTTGTCATGACCACTACTCTGAGCAAGAATGCCAATCTGGTGTCTCTTCTGTGCAATATTGTCATAAGTGACGCAGCTCACAGTGACTCTATCAGACAACTTGTCGGTGTACTCCTGTAGCTCACTTGGATGAGTGACCACAGTAGTCCTGGTGAGAGCAGATGGGCTCATCTGGGACAGGATCCTACGACTGATGAGGTCAGCCCTACCTCTTGACGGTATGTATATGTGCACAGTATTCTCCTAGTGGCCGGACACTTAGACGATCACTTGACTCAGCCCAGCCATGGGAGTCACAGTGCTCAGGATCTCCTGAGTAACTCGCAGCAGGAGATCCTGCATGACATACACTAGCTCGATACTGCAGATAAGTAAAGTTGCTCCAACCTGAGTGCAACTGCACCACGACATACCCTGCTGTTGTACCACCTGTTCAGTCCTGATGGGTGAGGTATCACGCACCACTCAACACCATCACTCACACTCCAGCGGAGACTCCTAACAGCAGGCAGACGCATCACGCGCCTCACCTCCTGACCCAGAATGACCACTCTCCTCCCGCTCAGCGAGAGCCACACATACTGAGCAACAGCACAGGCTCTGGATATGTCCCAGACAGTGCTGCCCTCAAGGACATTCCTCCTGTCAAAAGCGTCCATGTACTCCTGCTGACTGCACCCAGTTCTCTCATGAATCATCCTCCAGATGCGGTGACCAGTACATCCTGGGGGATCGGGGAGGAGAGCCTCCCTGCCCTGTGGGTTGTTCATACCGAGAAGTACAGTCCTCAAGGTGCGATCTCCTGTCTGGCCTCAACTGGTCCCCTCTCCTGGAACTGGTACTTTCCTGTGTATCCACACTTCACTGGTCTCTCTATCCTGTGGAACAGGACCTGAGCTATAGGATCTCCCCTCCTCAGGTGCACCCACCTGCTGGGGAACAGTCTCCTGGAGATCCAGACCGGCATCATCCTCATCCATGATGGGTGATTGTTTGACAGCTCGAGCGTGAGGTATCCCACCCACCCAGGCTCAATCACAGTATTCTGAACTGAGAGACCCCTTCTCGCCCATGTGCTCTTGTCATGAACAACACCAACCAGGTCAGTTGGCATGGTGAACCTCTCCACACTGCTGGCCAGTCTGAACTCACCAGGACCAAGGTCTATGTCCTGATCGACCCTGATGTCGTACCCACAGTAGGAGAGGCCATAACTCATCCCACTCACCACTGACCTGCCGTGCATGGGGTCTACTGCTCTGGACTTGAATATCTCAGTTCCTGACAGTACACTCATCTGTACACCCCTCTTGGTCTTCCCTGCCCGAGACGTACACGCTCATACTTGTCGAACTCACAGAGTGTGTGCTCCACGTCCCTCATCTCCCACACAGACCAGCTTTCCCTGTCCTCCTGAGGCCAGTACTCAGGCTTCCTGCTGAGACTCAGCAGCTTGCTCATTACAGACATGACCTCCTGCCTGTCTCTGCTGGACTTCCTGAACACCTCATGATAACCAGACACGACACGTCCTGCCCCTCGCGTAGCTCCTGGTCCCGGATTGGCCCAGGTCATTATGTCAGGAGCATCGTACAGCAGGTCAGTGTGCCTCAGGTCAGTGACAACCTCATAGGCCATGAAGTCACCCATATATGGGAATCTCCTCAGCCAGTCCCAGACAAACTCAAGAGAGTGTCTGCCGGGCTCACGAGACAACATGCGACTCATCTCCCCCTGATCCAGTAGTGCATCACCAAACCTACCCTCCCCGACCTTCTGGGACTGTGTCATGAACCACTCAACACACCTGAGTACACCACTCAGCTTGTCCAGTCCGTCAGGAGTCTTTATGATGTATGCACCAGTGACGTATGGTCCTCCCCCGCAGTACTGCAGAACAGATGACCTCACAACCTCAGTGCTGGATGACCCTACTAACTCATCCCAGGCAGTAGCTCCTGGTGTCTCAGTGTCTAATCTTGTCTGGGAGAATATTGCCTCTCCCGTCCTGATGCGATTGAACCACCTGAAAAGAACAGTGGCGAGAAGTACATCGGGGGAGGAGCTCAGGTGTTTCCTGACGTTCTCCCTGAACCACACAGTTGTGGCGTCTATCTCCCTGAATACATTGGTGAACCTGTACTTCTGGAGTATGGGATCACTGGTCCAGTCACTCCTGGGAACACCACGCTGTCTTCTCAGGTATATACTATGTCTCTCCCTTGCGTAGGCAAAGAACCTCTCCACACCTCTCTGCCAGACATCCTCGTGCATCTCCATATCGTCCTCCTGAATCTATCAGGATTATAGCTCGTATCTACAGAAATGACAAGCCCCTCTACATCGGCGAGGATGAGAGGGGCTCAGTAGTATTTTTCTCACAGGACTACATCTGCGCCCTGTCACTTGCATTTTTGCGAGGTCCGCACAGACAGAGTAGCCCCAGACCTCTCACACAGTATACCCCAAATGGATAAGAAGTAAAGCCCCAGCTTCTCTTCCGAGTTGGGCTGGGGCTTGTAATGGCAGACTATCTCGCCGTCTGTCAGGGCTACAACCAGGAGATACGTGATCTGTGCGGGCTTCAGATCATTTCTCGTAACTCACTCGGCCAACCTGGTGAAACTCAGGGCAGTTTATGGTCATACCAAGGACCACTCCGTCAGGTCACAGACAGCTCACAGAAGCAGTCGACACCTGATGTACCACGGAGCATGTGGTCCAGACACCTTCGGATTTAGTCTCTGTGCAGACTTATCCGCCCCTGCCTGGTGGGACCTGGCGAACACCGCAGGACTCGAACCTGCGACCTGCTGGATAGGAGCCAGCTGCTCTGTCCTGCTGAGCTAGGTGTCCTGAATCTCTAGAACTCCGCCGTGAGGACATCTCACCTCACCTTATCACACCTGGGCCATTATACTGCTTGCAGGGACGGATTCACTGGTGTGCACCGAGGGACTCGAACCCCCAACCAGACCGTTATGAGCGGTCGGCTCTGACCAGTTGAGCTAGGTGCACTGGACCCCGTCAGGCATCAACCCGAACAAAAGCCTTCTTCTCGTTGGTATCGTTCTTCAGGTGAGCAAAGGCCTCAGTCTTGTTGCCAACTGCGTCAACAAACTGCTGAACACTCATGCCATCCTGATACTTCGCAAAGGCCTCATGTGCCTTTGTACCAGGACGTTTAGGGTTCCGATCAGTGCCGTGGTACTGATTACCCTCCTTATCCTGGAGCAGATGAATCGTACCAGTCAGCGGAAACGTATCAGGTTTTGGTTCACGAACCTTCTTCTCTTTAACCTGACCCTCTACCTGGCCAGCAGTGTCTTGATCAGTCATCTTGACCTCCTTGATTGTCTTTCTATCCATGACCACTATCCTGCAGATCTCTGCTGGATCAGTTGGAACTGGTCTTGCTGCCCTCAGTAGAGCGCGCCATATCCTGTCAGCATAGCCCTCAGCCGCTGACCTTACTCTTCCTACTGGAGCATCACTCCTTCTTGGAACGTACTGGTCATAGTCCTGGATGAGCACGGAGTCTCCGGTCATCCCAACTAGCCTTGGTAGCTCAAGAGTGTTGTACTGCCTCAAGATATCCTGAGGACCACACATCTTGGCATCGCCATACTGAATAAGAGGATGGGTGTCGGCTTCCTCAAAGCTCTCAAGAGCCCATATGTCACCAAAACCCTGTCGTGTTACTGCTAAGCACACCAAGACACATCCCCAGTTCACAGTGAGTATAGCCCATCTGGGCAAGAATGTAAAGCCCCAGATTAGATCCTGAAATTCGTCTTACTTGAGGGCTCCACTATTGTGAGTCTCTCCCTGGCACGAGTCACACCAACATACCACACACGAGCCTCATCATCAGGACTAGTCATCATCTCTGCATGTGTCCTCGCGGCCATGTCAGTGAGTATGACAACATGATCAGCCTCACCACCCTTGGACCCATGTATAGTGGAGACTCTCACCCTTGGTCTGGACAGGAGAGACTCACCACGTCTCCTGGCTCGAATCATATAGCTCCTCTCGTCCGCTGGTATCCTCTCAAGAGCCTGATGCCATATGTCATCCCTGACCAGACCACCTCTCTCCCTGAGATCACCTATACCAATGAGGTCAGTCGGGGGGAGACCCTTCAACTCCTTGAACCCTCTCCGGACACCAGTTCCAGAGGACATCAAGCTGTAGACCTGCCTGGCCTCATCGACCGTCACTGCCTCTCCCCTGCGGAGTGTCTCCCAGAGTCGCACAGCGTCAACGGTGCTCTGTCTTATTGATGGGTGACCCCTCCACTCATAGACAACACCCTCTCTGGACAGGTGAGGCATTATACTGCGGGCTACAAACGCGTTACGCACCAGTACCAGTACGTCAGGACCCGACAGGTCAGCGCTCCAGAAGTCAGGCACTCGTGTAACAACCCCCTCTGCTACCCTAGGCGACCAGGCTTTATCTCGCCGCCTGTGAAGCCTGGAGAGGATGCCAGCGCTAACTGCCTGTACAGATGAGGGAACCCTCCAGGACTGACCAAGAACTGTAACATCCCCATCCATGTCCACGAACTTCTCGACATCTGCACCCGCCCACCTGTAGATGGCCTGATCATCGTCGCCAGCGATGACAACCCTCCTGGCGTCCAGAGCTAGCTTCCACACTACATCCCACTGCAGGGGAGACAGATCCTGTGCCTCGTCTACGAATAGAACCTCAAGACTGGGAGCATACGTGTCTGACTCGCAGAACATCCTGAGCATGTCAGTGTAGTCCACTAGATGATGATCCCTCTTATACTGAGAGAGACCCCTGCCAACACGCTCAACCATATGCCATGGCAGAGAGTCGTGTGCCTCATCATACTGCTGCCTGAGAGGAATCCTCCTGACCCTGGAGAGATTCTCCATGAACAGTGCTCGATCACCATCCTTGAAACCAAACGAGCTACCCTCCTCCATGGAGACCATCTCGCTCATCTCTATGCCGAGCCAGCGACCAAACTCCACAACCTTCTTCCCCTCGAGAATGTCGCTGTTGGACAGACCCAAGCACCTGAAACACATGGAGTGGAGAGTGCGAAAGTGAGGCAGGTCCCTGTCTGACAGAGAGAACTTCTTACAGGCTCTCTCCACAGCCTCTCTCGCCGCCCTCTTCGTGAAGGAGACATATCCAATCCTGTCAGGAGCAACACCAGATGCAAGCTCCCTCTCAACCTCAGAGAGAAGACGAGTGGTCTTTCCTGTTCCCGGAGGACCAAGTATAATCTCAGGATCCACTAGCCTGCTCCTCTCTCTGTCTCTGTCTCAGAATGCCACGATAGTGACCAATCTCCACTCTCGATTCCTCCAGTCTCAACCTGAGTATACCCCTGACCACCGAGACAACCTCCCTGGAGAGTGACTCCATGTTGAGTCCACAGGATCCCACCAGAGTACCAAGATCCCTGTATCCATGATCCAAGTCACCCCTCCGCTCAACACAGATACTACGAAGATGGTTGCACTCAAGAGCATCCTCAATACTCCTGATCCTCATCTCTATCTCCCAGATCTTCCTCTCTGTCGGCTGTGTCATACTGGCTCCTCCTGTGTAGCTGGCACCGATCTCTGTGGAACAGCAACAAACTCTAATGCCCTCACCCAGAAAACGTTGACGCCCTTTCCTCTAATGTTCAGGAACTTCTTTCCACCAATGGTTAGAACAGCATGAGACACTTTGTTACGACCCCATACCTTGAAGTTGTGCCTGTCGAGAAAGTCCATGAGGGAGCTGAGCTTGAAGTAGATGTTCCCATCCTCCTCATCATGAAAAGGCTTCCCATCAAATATCTCATCCCTAGCCTGAGCTGCATGTCTATTGACACAGAAGTCCTCAAGCAACTCCCTGAAGTGACCCTCGTTCTTAGCCTCAGGAGGAAGCTCAATTATTGAGGCTCCCTCCATTGCAAGACGAACCATGTCCATCCATGTGTCCTGCTTCAGCATCTTGTAGCATATCGTAAGGCGCTCCATGCAGACAGTGTGAAACTCCCTGTAGCTCTGGAGCTGCCTAGTAGTCAGCTCTATTCTCTCATCATCTATGTCCATGAACCATATTGCGGGATCACTGTCCAGCTTCGACAGACCTGATATGCTAGGATAGTCAGATGACGAGCCAATACCAAACTTCCTAGTCCTGCACAGAGTAGAGTTGCAGTATGAGACACAGGGCTGATCACTGCACTTGTAACCATACTCCTGTCTGTCGAGATTCTTTATAGTTGACATGACCTCCTCAGACGAGAGGGGGGGTCTCATGTACTCTCTGTTGTACTTCTCCAGCATCTCACGCCACCGAGAGCCAAACTTCCTCTTGCAGAACACACCCAGACCAAAGAGACCATTGTTCCTCGTTCCCTCAGGAAACCCCACAGACGCAAGATGCTGAAGACACGGCGGACCATCGTCTAAGGTCTCGTCCTCAGGCTGAGGTATCCTGACTCTACCAAGACTAGATGGGCTCACCCTTCTCGACTCAGCCCAGGAGAGAAACTCAGAGAGCACCATGCCACTGCCACTCTCCTTGACACCATACCTGGTGGTCTCATCGCCACCAAGATAGGGCATGTTGAGCCAGTTACCCAGATCTCCTCGGTCAGTCATAACCCTAGACTGCTTCGGGAACACCTCACAGTCTCCCCATCCCATGCTTGCGGCCATCTCCCTGAGTCTTATCCTCACCTGCTCCGCAGGAGCTGGCTCAGTCAAGAAGAGGAACAGATGCGCGCCACCCGACTTTGTCCTGCACACCACAAGAGGAAACTTAGATGACTCTATCTTCTTGACAACTTCACCAAGATGCATGTCATACTTGTCAACATCTATACAACCCCACAGACACGTATTGTCCGATCTTATGGGAATGACACCAAGAGGGTTATCACCAGAGAGATGACTCTCCCAGATCTCACGAGTTACTCTCCCTGCCACAGTCCTGGCTGTCTTCTTGATCTCCTGCTTCCCACCCTTGGTATCGTTCTGACTCATAGCACCATGAGTACCATAAGCCATGTCATAGCCCTCAAAGAGCCTCATAATCCTGTCTGTACTGTCCATGATTCCTCACTGTGAGATAGGGCGATCGGGGAGGGGTGTCCCTCCCCAGTGTCGCTGTCACACAGGGATGTCATCATCAGGGACAACTGAGTCCAGGGGTGTATTGTCGATCGGCTGAGCGACATCCACCTCATTTCGCTGACAGGCAAGAGCAAACTGCTTGCAGAACTCACGGACAGACGGATCCTCGACAGGACCAGCGGCCTGAACGACCATGCGGAACCAGTCTCCCTTCTCGTTCTCCGAGTACACAGTCTTGATCTTAAACTTGGTGAAGTAGGCAGGAAGAGTAACAACTCGACCTGACGAGGTCTGCGCCTTACGCTCACCAATGAGGTTCTGCAGCTTCTGAGATGCCTTCAGGTTGGACGAGGACATTGGTATAACGATTGGCTGCATACTATCTGCCAGCACTGCATAGTACTGATGAGTCAGCACGAGCTCGTGACCATTAGGAAGATCGATGATGTCTGAGCGACCCTCCCGCTGACGACCAGTACGAGCAATCTCGTGGTCACGATCGTAGATGCCATGGAACCCACCACCAGCATCAACAGGTGTCCACTCAATCCAGACTGGCTTGAAGAAGCAGACATACACGTCTACACCGTCACCCTCAGCATCGTAGAACTTGCCAGTCAAGTTGTTGAAGGCCATACCAGCCTCAAGACCATCAATGTACTCAGGTGCACGCTTGTTGACCTGTCGGCTGTTCTTCTGTGCAATATACAGCAGAGGAGTACCACGATCCTCAACGGAGTCAGAGAGACCGACACCCTCCAGACCACTTATCTCACCAAGTACATCATCACTGATCTGCTCCAGACCAGCAACTGCAACCACCTGGCTGCTCTTCTCTGCAGCAACTACTTCACTCTTAGACATCAGGACTTCCTCTTCTTTATCTTAACGACACTGCCCACCGTTGCACCAAGTACATCGAGATCGATGGGCTCACCACTCTCGACTTGCTCCCTGACGAAAGCCGTCAGGGTATTCCAGGGAACAGTCATCTCAACAGAGGGAACCGGCACATCATGCACCTCACCGCCCTCACTCTCGATGAGCTGCTTAACTCTATCTATGACCCCAAGTAGCCAGTCCGCCTTGTGCTTGGCTCGTCGGGGGAAGGATATGACAAGATTAGTCTTTATGAGGTCTCCATTACCACTGTCCTCCAGGTAGCGGAAAGCTGCGTCCTTCCTCTCAGCCTCCCATGAGGCGGCAATGTTCGCATGATAGTACGGCTCTAGACGCAGGTCTACACCCTGACTAGGAAGACCAATATTGTCCTGACCCAACTCCTGCATCTTTCGAGGAAGATCCTCGTGAGAGATCTTCCTCTTCTCCTCCCTCAGTCTCTCGATGAGAGTCTCAGCATCAGCAATCGCAGAGTCAACCACGTAGAGTCTTACACCAAGCTCAGTGAGTGAAAGGGACTCCTGCTCGCTCGGGGCATGAGTGAACCCCACTATCTCGTCATCATCAATAGTTCTCATCGAATTCTCCCTCATGGTATAATCGACACATAGAAGCTATAGTCCAGGTTTGCAGAGAAGTAAAGCGTAAGAATTGAACCTAGTAAACTATTACTTACTCACGTGCGCGCCCGCGAGGCTAACTTTTATAAAATTCTCACGTTATAAGTAATATACTAATAGCACAAGGATGCATACACAAGCACTGTAGGGGTTTGCAACATATTACTTCCCTATTGCCTGATCAGTGTGAGTTCTAAAACAATACCTTCACGGTAACCCCCGACTATCGCGCATATTGTGCCACAGTAACCCCCGAGCTATACTGTCGACAAGGGAGATACATAGATGATATACGAGTACAAGACTAGACCATATAACCACCAGAGAGAGGCACTGCGTCAGGCAGAGGGCAGAGAGGGATTCGCCTGGCTGATGGAGATGGGTGCTGGGAAGACCAAGGTTGCCATTGATGAGATGTCAAAGCTGATTCTAGCAGGTTCAGTCACCAGAGTATTGATACTCGCACCAAAGGCTGTTTACATGAACTGGCTGCTCAGGGAGATACCCACGCACATGCCAGACAGCGTCAGGAGTTCATGTGAGATAGTAGAGTGGAGACCAGGAGGGGGGTCTTCTGCTCATCAGGTGAAACTAAATAAGTTGCTCAACAGCGACAGACCATATGTGTTGATAATGAATATCGAGGCTATGTCATCAGGAGACAAGGCACTTAAGTGTGCCCTGAGGCATGTCTCATCAGGACCTGCAGCTGTGTACCTGGATGAGAGTACCACGATTAAGAATCCAACATCTACGAGGACTAAGAGAGCTGTGGAGATATCAAGACACTGCGCAGTGAGGAGAATAATGACTGGATCCCCAGCAACGAGATCACCTCTGGACATATACTCTCAGTTTGAGTTCCTGGGAAGAAGGATGCTGGGGTTCTCGTCCTACTTCTCTTTCAGGGCAAGATACGCAGTGATAGAGGAGAAGTATGTTGGTGGTAGAGTAGTGAAGGTGCCGGTTGCATACAGAGATACTGAGGATCTTGCCAGGAGGATAAAGCCACACTCATACAGAGTGACCAAGGAGGAGTGTCTTGATCTACCCCCCAAGATCTACACGATGAGGGAGGTGGAGCTGAGTCCACAGCAGAGAAGAATGTACGATGAGGTGAGGAGATCTGCACAGTCTGAGATCGGGGAGGGGAGTTTTGTCTCAGCTACTCAGGTGATGCAGCAGATGACCAGGATGCACCAGATACTGTGTGGTCACGTCAGGGACGAGGAGGGCAATCTACACTATCTCCAGAACAACAGACTGGAGACGATGATGGAGGTCATAGAGGAGAGCTGTGGGAAGGTGATAATATGGTCTGCATATCGTCCAGACATCGACACTATCGTACATAAGATCAGGGAGGTGTATGGACCACAGTCTGTGGTTGAGTTCCATGGTGGAACGACCTTGGATGACAGGGAGAGAGCCACCACCAGATTCCAGGAGGACCCAGAGTGCAGGTTCATAGTGTCCAACGAGACAGGAGCAAGAGGAAACACCTGGACTGCCGCCAGTCATGTCATATACTACAGCAATGGATATAACCTGGAGACAAGAATACAGTCCGAGGACAGGGCTCATCGTGTGGGGCAGAAGAAGTCAGTGACATACACAGATCTGTATGTCCCAGGAACCATAGATGAGAGAGTGATAAGAGCATTGAGGGACAAGATAGACATCGCCTCAACCATCACGGGAGACAAATATCGTGAGTGGCTGATATAACCACTTTACAATCCTGACAGATTGAGATATAGTGGTTATATCAGCCAGGATCGGAAGCATTGCGGAAGATAGCTGAGGCCAAGGATACGAGCACGATTAACCCAGATTTGAGTAGGATAACGATTATGGATAAATTTGCTTTGGTAATTCTCGCAGCAATTAATGGAAAGACTCGTGAACAAATCATAGCAGATTGCAACACAAGTGGTACATTATGCAACATTGTCAGACGCACTACTAAAATAAGAGAAAAGGTCATGGTACACGCATCTAACAGCGGTCTTATAGGTGTTGGTGTTACTAACTATGTTAATGCACGTTCTGACATTTTCTTAAAGCGTTACAACGCTTTAAATCAACTGACCTTTGAACGGAAAGCCGAATTATAACGTTTTGTTACTTTTTATATGCTAGATTAGAGTTGTCATAAGGATAAAGAGGATAATGAAAATGAATTACGAAGAACGCAAGAAATTACACGTCGAACTGGCCGCAAAACATCTTGCCGCAGATATGCTGATTAAAGGCACTTATGGCGAGACAGATGGCAGCTTTAAAGGTTGCTCTGTGGGCTGTCTATCTCACGACATTGACCCTGAACGCGAAGACTATCACGCTCACCTAGAAGAATATTTCGGGCCGCCTGAATGGTGGTGGAGGCTACAGGATACCATTTCTGAAGGCTTGCCGGACGGGCAAAACAGATACTGGTACAAGCAGGCAGCCGATGCATTGGCATTATTGCCCGAAGATTATGACTGGCAGAAAGCGTATCACCGCACCCAGATTGCAATCTTACGGATCGCATATCAACACGCAGGAACGTCGAAAGAAGTCGTGCAAAAAGTGATTGATCTTCACGAATTGTCAGCAAATGGCGGAACTGTGAGCACTGACGATTGGGAAGCAGCAAGGGCAGCACGGTCAGCAGCAGAAGCAGCATGGGAAGCAGCAAGGGCAGCATTGGCAGCAGCAGAAGTAGCAGAAGCAGCAAGGGCAGCAGCATGGGAAGCAGCAAGGGCAGCAGAAGCAGCAGCAGAAGCAGCATGGGAAGCAGCAGGGGCAGCAGCAGGGGCAGCAGCAGGGGCAGCAGAAGCAGCGGGGACAGCAGCAGGGGCAGCAGCAGAAGCAGCATGGGAAGCAGCAGGGGCAGCAGCAGGGGCAG